TCACCGTCCGTACTCCTCAACCTCGTACTCAAGGTCAGCTATCCGCTTCTGTGCGTCGGCCAATTCCCATCTGGCATGATCGGCTCTTGCGACTGCTTCGTCGCGCTCACCGGCTCGTTTTACCAAAGACGCCGCCAAACGATTAATACGACCGTCGGATTCGCGAGCAATCTTGTTGCGCTTGTCGCGTTCGCTCTCCAACTCCAACAGAGCAGTAGCAAGGGCCACGGTGTTTCCCTGCATTGTTTTCGCGGTGTCGGAAAGTTCAGTGAGTAATGGCGTGGGGACGCCACCAGCAAAGACGCACAGCTGACGAATCTCAACAGACAGCGGCGTTGCTGCTTTGTCCAGCTCTAGGACGCGCTTGGCTAGTTCGGTAGGTGCGGGGTCAGCGCAGTAGTTGATGTCGTCAATCAAGCCTTGATGCTCGTTTTCGTCGCTCATTGCGCTCCCCTGATTCGATCAACCACAACTCGTTCAGCTTCGAGTTCTCGTATGTGTTTCTGCGCCTCGGCCAGCTCGGCGTATGACTCACGCGCATGATGCTGCAGCCGGTCAATGAGAGCGTCGTTAGCGGCGCAATTATCCTCCGCTTCCAGCAGAGCAGTAGCAAGGGTCACGGCGTTGTTGCGGAGGAAGACAATGAGTTCGGCGTTGTGCTTATTAACGTGCTGAGCTATCCGGACTTGTCCAATGACGGCGGAGATAGTTCCTGGTCCCCAGGCTGGGTCGTTGTCGTCCCATTCGGGTAGAACGCCTGCCTTGTCCAGCTCTAGGACGCGCTTGGCTAGTTCGGTCGGTGTGGGGTCAGTCATACGGATACCCACTTTCCCTCAGTGATGAAGCCATGAAGCCCGCAGCATTCCGGCCAATAGACCGACGCCGTAATTGTCAGTGGTTCCTGCTGCACAAGAGTGTGAGCACCCACACCAGCTGGTCGCCAGCCAAACTCTTCGCCAGGGGCGACGGTATTCGGGCCTAGTACGTCTCGGCAGTAGTGCCAGACGTAGAGGCAGTCGATCGTGTGGACGTGGTCTTCGTCACAAGTCCAGTGGTATGCAATCAGCGGGTCAATCTGATGCGCAGAAGGCGGCAGGTCGATACTCCTATTGCTCATGCGCTCCCCTGACTCGTTCCGACAAGATGTCCGCTGCGTTCGCGGCTAGTTCCACGGGCGTGAAAGTTGGGTTGAAGTAGTCGAATGACTCATCCAAAGACGATGCAAAAGATCTGAGTTCATCAGCCAACGTCATTGCGCTCCCCTGACTCGATAAAGCTTCAAAGGTTCATGACCGTTTAGCTCTAGCTCTTTGTGGAGCATGCTGCCGGTAAATTCATCGCACTCTAGACAGAAATCTTCTCGTTCCATCCGTGCATCTGCTTCGGCTTGTGTCATCGGTACCGTGGAAGCAAGAGCAAGCCAGTCGGCATGGTTGGCGGGGTCCTCAAAGTGGGTCGCTAGTGCGGTAATTACACTGGTTGTGATCTCGTTTAGTACCGCATCCCAGCCCTCTTTACCCTTGTGGATTGATCCAACATCTATGTAGGTCCATCCGTAATGCTCAGCACTTTGAGTGACCGCCCTCACCATTGCTGGTGAGAGAGTGAGGTCTGAAGTCACAGCAACTCCCAACCACGGCCCGGTGGCTCGGGCCAACGGGGCTGGGGGTCCAAGCCGCGTGAGATGCCGTCCATCTCGTTCACGATGTCCAGCGCCGCCTGCGTTGCTGCCACGTCCCGAGGGTCTGGTTCACGGCGCGTCAGCAGGTGCAACTGCCCCTCAAGCCACTGTGCTGGTGTCATCCGCTGAGGCCTCGCCTGGCGGTGCGCTTCCTGCACGAGGTGCGTGACGTGGCTCGTCTCGTTCCAGGCCTCGTCGTCTACGTCTTCGGGTTCAGAGCCCACGGTCGCCCTCCCGGTAGGTCGACGGGTGCAGCTGGGTCCAGGTCTCCCGCAGGATCGCGTCGTAGCGCTGCGCTCGCTCGTAGTCCAGCACTCCGCCGCCGTACATGCCGGCCACGTTGACGGCTTCGGTCTTGGTCGGGAACACCTCGACGGCCTGACCGAGGATGGGCGTCCAGTCCCGCTCTCCGGTCACGGTTTTGATCGGGTCGATGCTGCGACCGCGGATCGTCAGGAACGACATGGACGTCATGCCACGGGCACTGGACACGTCGGCGACTACGAAGCCGCGCTGTCGGGTGTCGATCATGCTCGACCTCCCGCCCGCAGGATTCGCAGTGCTCGTTGCGCCGTGGCCTTGTCATCCCACGTCATGTTCTTCGGGCTGACCTGCTCGCCTGTGTTGACGTCAGTCAGACACCAAGCCTTGGCGCGCAGTCGAGTGATCTCAAGGCCCTCCCCGCGCGGGTAGGTCTCGGCCAACCAGACGTGAAACTCATGAGACTTCTCGACTGACCCCGGCCGAGTGCTGTTGTTGCTGATCCAGCCGCACTCGCACTCGATCCAGGTTCCGAGGTTCAGCCGCCCAGGGGCCGTGCTGCCCATGGACATGAGGTAGGGCTCGTGCTCGTACACAGTGGCGGTGTTCGTCATGCTCGACTTCCCGTCATGAACTCTAATGCAGTTGCGCCCTCGGCCGCGAGGTCTTTGTCACGGTCTCCGCACGCTGCGCGGTCGAGCTGGTGTTCGCAGGCGAGGCAGATCATGGATGAGATGAACAGGTCGTCTTCGCAGATATGAGCCATGCCCACACCGAGCGGAACTGGCACTGAAGCCTCGGCCAGGTCTTGAGTGATTATTTGCGCCCACGCTCGGAAGCCGGTCGCGGTACTGACGTCGATGCCGTCTCTAGTAAGAAAAGTCATTTGTCTCCTTTGTGATGGGTGCTCCCTCGGCGCCTGGCGGGGGAACCAGGCGCTCTGGGTCGACAATTACTTGCCGACCACCGTTTTAATCGCCTGACTACAAGTTGTCAATAGTTTGTGCGACTCATTGACAACTCCTTGCACCAAGACTAAAAAGGTAGTCAATGAAGACGACCCAAACCCCTTGGAACAAGAAGCTGGGACGGAACATCGCGCGGTATCGCAAGGCCGCTCGCATGTCCGAAGCACTCCTTGCAGGCTACTGCGAAGCGCGCGCCAGCGAGATCCGCGCCTATGAAAGTGGCGCACGATCTCCGCACCCTTCACGACTTCGCCCGATGGCCACCGCTCTTGGAGTGTCGGTCGACGACCTTCTTCCCTAAACCACTAACAGCAGTGCCCGTCCTGCCGAAACAGAACGGGCACACTTAGATCACCCATCACAGTGACAATCGAAAGGTACAACATGCAAGCACAAGAGCGCATCAATAGGGCATTCGATGCCGTCTGCGAAGGACTCACTGAGTTCGCTTCCAAGGTCAGCGCCGCGGAACGTGCCGACTACGACGTGTGGGACTTCATTGCCGAGTCCTACGTGCGCTTCGGCGTCGACCTCACGGGCCCTCGCCGTACGCCGTACAGCTCGCAACTCTCCCCTCTCTGGCAGCTCGCCGACAAGCTGGCGGTCGACAACGTCGACGCGTTGACGGTTAACTCTGACGAGGCAACCAACCTGTGGACCATTCAGCTCAACACCGTGCAGCGCAGCATGCCGTGGGTCCGCTGCAGTCTCGATATTGTGGTCCCACAACGACTCGCACAGTTCGAGGCAGCCTGGGAACTCGATGCCCTCAGTGAACTGGTCTCGCCCGCCATTGCTACCAATGGCTGGCCTTTAGTGGGCACGCACACCCCGCGCGGGATCGACCCGCACTGCTTCAACTGCCTCGGCACCGGCTTCGGTGTTGGCTACGGGCGCAAGCCCAAGACCGACCGTTGTGACTGCCAGGACTGGTGCGACAACCACGACGACTACTGCCTCTCTGACTCGAACAAGGCTTGAAATGCCATCATCACCAAAACCCGAAGCTCCCACGAACGTGGTCCAAGCGCTCTCTCGCGTCATGACCGACCTGCCGGCCATTGGCAAGGACAACAACAGCAACCAGGGCTACCAGTACCGCGGCATTGAGCAGATCACCGCGCACGCCCAACCGCTTTTTGCGAAGTACGGCATCGTGTTCGTGCCGAAAGTGATTGACCGGACATGTAAGGAATTCGAGATCAATAAACGGCCATGGACCGAAGAACAACTCACGGTGACTTACGACGTGTACGGTCCCGGCGGCGTCGAAGACAAGATCGTGGTGGGGCCGGTCTACGGCCTCGGTCGCGACAACTCCGACAAGGGCGCCAATAAGGCACTCACTCAGGCCTACAAATACGCGCTCCTGCAGACTCTCTGTATCAGTGACGCCAAGGACGACGGCGACCAGGACGTTGCCCACCAGGCAGACCCGACGCCGGCTCCGGTAGACCTAACGACCTACATCAAGGGCATGCTAAGCGCCGACGAGCAGACCGAGCTTAAGGCCGCATGGCGATCCCACTTCCCGTTCCCAGCCCGGGCTGTGCCGCACAGCGCCGAACGCAATTGCCGCACTCTCATTGACTCCTTCGTAGGCGCTCTTGACGAGCCAGCCTCGACGCAAGGCGAGGAGCGGAGCGGTGTCGCCGCGCAGCAGCAGGAGGGACCAGAAGATGCGCGCGACTGGTCCCTCAACCCCGATGAAGCCCCCTTCGACTAAACCTCACACCAGCAACGAAAGGCACTAGATGTCAAGACCGACCAGCTATGTATGGCTCGACCTCGAAACCACCGGCACCGACGAGCATGACGACCCCATCCTTGAACTAGGTTTCGTGCTCACAGACAGTGATCTAAGTGTGCTCGCCCGGGACGGCTGGGCGATCTCCCCTCCTCTCGGCTGGGAGAATCAGCTCAGCGATTACGTGCGCGACATGCACACGACGAACGGGCTTCTCGATGCAGTCAGGGCATCCGAGATCACCCTTGGCAGCGTGGACTTCCTAATGACGAACACCCTGGCTCTGTGGGGGCATCCGAAGGACTTCATCCTTTGCGGTTCGGGCGTATCGCACTTCGATCGCCGCTTCATAGCTGCGCAGATGCCCAAGCTCAATCGGTGGTTCCGCTACTACAACATCGACGTAGGCATTCTTCGGCGCTCACTCGTCCTCATAGGCCGTGAGGATTTGCTCTTGCCGTTCGACCAGCAGGAGAAGACGCACCGTGCACTCGAAGATGCCGAGCTGCACCTAGCTGAGTTCAAGTACATCAAGGACGCACTCGGTGCCGTTCCTGCTTGAAACTCCCCGACCCAAGCACCTCCCGCCAGTCGTCCACCACCCGTGGCGTCTGGCGGGCGTGCTCGCCGCGCTCTGTGGGGTGCTTTCGCTAGGCGTGGGACTCGTCGTCTGCGAACGTTCGCTGCGACCCTCTGGCAACTGGGGTGTTGTGGGCCTGATGATCGTGATCGGCGTGGTGTTGGTGGCTCGTGACGCGATCCGGGCGGCACGATGAAGCGCACGCCACTCACCCGGAAGACGCCACTCAAGAGCACGGGACAACCGAAGCGCAGCATGAAGGAGATGAAGCGGACGCCCATCCGCCGTCGACCCCTCGCCGAGCAGTCACAGCGCAAGCAGGACGACCGTGCATGGTTCGAAGGGTCCAAGAAGGCAGTTCGCGAACGCAGCGGTGGACGTTGTGAGTTCGAGTATCAACACGCGGCCGGGGACGGCCGTCACTTGCGGTGCTTGGAAGACGGGACGCAGTTCCATCACATCAACCGTCAGAGTCAGGGGCACGACCATCGTCCGGAAGTGCTCCTGCATGCTTGTGCCTGGCACCACTCTTGGATCCACGACCACGTTGCCGAGGCGCGCGAACTCGGCTACCTCTCCCCCGCCAAACGCGGCGATCTCTGACGAGCCATGCCCGAACGCTGCACCAAGGTCGGCTACCTCTCGAAGCACGAGGCGAAGGCAGCGCTACGCCAGGCGCAGCGCAACGGCAACGCCTGGCGTCATGAGTGGCGGGTCTATCGGTGCAACGGTGACGACGGGCTCATCCCCTGCGGGAGGGCCACATGGCACCTGACTTCTACGCCGCACCCGGACTGGGGCGGGCCGTAGGTCAGAACTCGAAGCCTTGACCGCGATCGACAACAGGCCGGTCGCGGTCGATTCTGCTGAGGTCCCTTTCGGGGCTGCCGTAGAGGTACCAGGCAGACCACCGAGCCTTCGGTGACAACGCGTCCTGGTGCTCGTCCATGTGCTCCCCGAAGCGGTGCCACGCGTCGTCGGCTGCGGTGTCGATGTCGATGGTCTCGCGCTCATCGCGGTCAGCCACTGCATGAGATCGGGCACGTAGCGTCTCTGCCTCTTGTAGCAACCCTTCCGCACGCCAGTGTGCCCAGATGCGCCGCTCGATCTGCTTCACCAAGAGAACCCCTCTCGGTCTTGTATCCCGCGGGTGCGCCAAACACGTTCGTCGTCTACGGCTTCTTCACGGGTGTTCCGCACGAGAGCGTCAGGAGCAGTCTTGGCGCGGTAACCCAACGGCCCCTCGGGCTCGAACCGACCGACGGCGGGGCCGTCCGCCGCCACCATCAACCGACCCTGAACGGTGCGAGCGGGGTAACTCCCTCGCTCACGCGTCGGCAATGCGCTTCCGATAGGCCGCATCCAGCGATTCCCCGGTCGACTGCCGGAACGATGGTTCTGAAGGGCCATCTTCCATGAGGTGCGGTGTCGCTCCGTAGCGGGCTCGTTGACAACCCAGCTCTCGTCCGGAGGCTCGGCGAGATAGTGGCCTCTCCTGTCCTGCAGGTACTCAAAATCCGGGTGCAGTTCAAGGTGGTGCAGGACCACGCTGAGTCGCTCGGTCTCTGACACCGCACCGATGGGAGGAACCAGGCAACCAGCTACGACCCGCGGGGCACTTCCCTCGTCGGCCCGCAGCGGGCGGCGCCAGTACTGGACGACGCCCCGTGACCAATCTGAGTACGTGTTGTGCTCCGGAACCTCTGCGTTCTGCACCCATCCCTCATCGAGATTGGGACCGAACTTGCCCTCCACACCCGACGCGTAGAGGAAATCCGGATGCTTCATCTCTCGGTGCAACACAGCGGCAAGCCGTGCCACCTCGCGTTGTTCGCTGTCGTCTACCACGAGAACCCCCCTCGTCCCTGCTCCGGGAGTTCGACGCGCTGCGCCTTGGTCAGCTCCCCGAGCCGCTGTTCGTCCCTGCGGATCCGCGTTGACAGGTTGCTCAAGAGGTACGTGGGGGCCTCGCCCCTCTTGCCGATGGCGGTGGGCATGACGCGCATGATCGACACCAGTTCGGCCTGCTGGTCCTTCGACAGGAGGTGGGTGTTGCGCTTGTCCTCCTTGCAGGAGTCGTTGTAGGCCTTCCAGCGGTCGCGCGCGTCCGTGAGGTGCGTCACCCGCTCTGTCAGAGTGGTTCGATCGTCTTCACGCCCCTCATCTCGGGGGTCTTGTGCGTGTTCCATCGCCACGTTCTAGCCGCCAGATCGTGACCACGGAACCGCACCGATTCACGCCACTGACCGTTGTTGCCCCGCGTTGTCCCCTGTTGTCCCTGGTTGCAAATAGGGGTCGACGGAGGCCGAACCTCGTGTCACGGTAAGTCGTGGATCTCGACCGCCTGGCAGCCGCTATCGAGCTTGCTCGTGAGACGGGATCAGAGCGCGCGCTCGTTGAAGCCATCCGCGCCGAGGGGTGGCGCATGATGACCGGCCGGCTCACCCAGGACGAGATCATGGGCATGGTCTCGGTGACGCCCGAGGGCCACTGGATCTGGAACGGCCGTCTCGACGGTGACGGCTACGGCGTCTACAGCGGCCGGCGCGCCCACCGGGTCGTGTGGATGGCCTTCCGTGGAGAGCTTCCTCCCACACTGCACCTTGATCATGTCTGTCGAGTGAGGCAGTGCGTGAACCCCGATGGGGTCTTCCACCTTCAGCCCGTGACCCCGCTCGAGAACACCCGTCGGGCCATGGCGGTGAAACAGCTGAACGCCGACGAGGTTGTGCACCACGGGGCCAAGCGCTGGTGCGTGCGCGGCCACGAGTTTGACGAAAAGAACACCGGCCGCGACCGCCGAGGCAACCGGTACTGCAAGAAGTGCCGCCACGACCACCTGACGCACTACTACAAGAACGTTCTCGGCAAGGCCGACGCCACTGGGTGGCACGTTGACGCGGATGCGTGGCTGGCACACCGGGCAAGGATGGAACCCGATCCTGATGACGAACGTCTGTCCAGCGCCGAGGTGTCGAAGCTCTGGGAAGTGACGATCGACGTACTCGGCCACTGGTTCGCCCGAAACCCCCACCTCATCGACCGCCGCAAGGATGGCCGCTTCCGTTCGTACTCAGCCCGAGAGGCACGGGCGATCATCGCGTTTCAGGCGCCACATACGTGGGACCGAACCAAGAAAACCACGAAGGAGACGTCATGACCGATCAGCAGCTTCCCCCTCGCCCTGAGGACGTCCTGACGGGGGAGGAGATGGACACAGCGATGGCACGCATCTTCGCCATCGAGGCCGTTTCACGCCCTCATCAAGCCGCCCTCGTTCAGCTCTTCCGCGAGCAGGTTCGACACTCGGCCGACACGGACCCAGAGAAGCGACGCGCGGTAGCTTGGATGTGGGTCAATGTGCTCGGCCAGTCGATGTGGGACGACCTGGAAGCTCACTGACCGCGCGAGCTCCAGGTCGTTAGTCCCGTAGGCTCAGAACCCTCCGCGCAGGATGATCCCGTCCATAGGCCACTCCGGGCGCTGCCCGCCGCCCCATGCCTTCTCGATCATCCAGATCTCGTTCTCTTCAGCCATATCCGCGTAGTGACGGGCGTAGGCGGGGTCGTTCTCGAAGAGGGCGCGGTGCGCTTCGAGGTGGTCGTACAGGTCGTTGGTGGCCTCCTCCTTCTTGGCCTCCCACTCGAACATGCCCTCAAGCATGGGGTTGCCGCACTCGAAGTTGACGAGGTCTTGCAGCTGCCAGGCGAACCACTTGGCCCGCTCCTGCGGCGTCTTGGCCACGATGTCGCGGATGAGGTCGTTGTCGTTCTCGAACATGGGGTGCTCCTCGGTCGTGGTGTCTTGTCCGGGCTGGACAAGACAGACCATCTCCGGAGGCAGGGCGCGGGGTCGACCGTGCGTCACCCAGTTGGCATCTCCAGCGGAAACAGGGTGTTGTTCGTGCTCAGGGACCCCAGAACTGGCTCCACGAACGGAGTAGCTGAGCCGCCGACCGTTAGGCCAGAGCAGCTCGCACGAAGCAGTCCTTGGCTTCGAGCAGCTTGCGAAGCCCCGCCGTGACTTCCGCGCCGCCTGCGAGCTGTGAGTGAGCGATGTCATGAGCCAGCTCACAGATCGGCTTGGAGACGGCCTGCAGGTTCTCGGGTAGGTGGTCGTACCTGAAGAACTCTAAGAGCGCCGCAGTAGCTGGGTGAATCGACTGTGTTTCGTGGTTCATGAGGACGAAACGCTAGCAGCCGAGAACGACAAACTCCCGCGGTGCACGAGGCCGCCCGCGGGAGTTTGCTTGATCCGCCCGAAACAGACGGCTACCTTCGTTGATTGTGGATCAAACGAATGAGCGCAGTATAGGCGACTGAGAGTGCCGGGCAAGCCCCGATGACATCAGCCGCAACTCTCCAAGAGGAGAGGACACCCCGTTATCGAAACTTGGGATCACCGACGCCCGACTTGAAGGCAGAGCCGTTGCTCCGACCTCTCTGGCGTTCTCTGTACGGCATACGTGCAGGGCAGACAGCCGACCACTGGCTAGGAAGTGGGGAGGGGTGGCAGAGCTAAGCCATGACGCTCTGTTGGCAAGAGGGAGATGCGGACACCCCTACGTCGGACGGCCCAGCCGAACCTTTCTGATCTGATCCCCAGACGAAAGGGTGGGTCCTTGCGCTCCAGAATCAGTCCACGGAATGAGTCGATCGACCTATGGCAGCGTCCTGATATGCCGACTAGACCAGCAGGTATATGGCAACGAAGAAGGCACTACTCATCCCCGCAGACCCCACCAAGCCCGTGCGCCTGGTGGACATCGGTCACAACGGCAAGGAAGTACAGAACCTGCAGCGTCTCGTCGGCGGATACGTCGAATCTCAGACCCACCCAGACGCAGAGGTCATGTGCAACGACCGGTACGAAGAGTCAGGGCTACCGCTGAACACCCGCCTGGTGCACTGGCAGCACGACGTCAGCGGCGCTATCCACCCGGCCTACGGAGACGTGGTGGTTACTGGCGCCGTTGGCCCCCGAGGCGAAACGACGCAGGTGGCCCAGGCGACGGTCAGCTACTTCCGCACACTGCAGCTGGACCGGGACACCCGCAGCACAGACGTCGAGGTGCGCGGCTGGGAGTTCGGGCTGTGAGCCGGTACGCCGAGAGCACCAGCGTCAGCGTGGAGAGCAGCCGAGGCGAGATCGAGCGAACGCTGCAGCGCTACGGCGCTGATTCGTTTGCCTACGGCTGGGAAACCGGGCGAGCTGTGGTGCAGTTCGAGCACCAGCAGCGTCACATCCGGTTCGTGCTGCCCCTGCCGGACAAGACCAGCCGCGATTTCACTCACACTCCGAGCAGGGGCACAGCTCGCACGGAGGCCGATGCCTACAAGGCGTGGGAGCAAGCGTGTCGTCAACGATGGCGCGCGCTGGCTCTCGCCATCAAGGCCAAACTGGAAGCCGTCGAGGCGGGCATCACTACCTTCGAGGACGAGTTCATGGCCCACATCGTGCTCCCGGACGGATCAACCTTCGGAAACTGGGCACGTCCGCAGATCGCTGAGGCCTATCAGTCCGGCGCCATGCCCTCGCTGCTCAAGCTGGGGACCGGCACGTGAACGACTACCTCACCACCGACGAGGTTGCCGCGGAACTGGGCATCGGCGTCGACGCCGTACTCAAGCGCGTCTCCCGTCGCCACCTCCAGCCCCACCGCAAGATCGGCCGCTCCTACCTCTGGACGCGCGCCCACCTCAACGCAATCGCAGCAGACCTACCCCCGAAGGAGAACACCAGTGACCACGATTGAACTCACCGCCTACAAGATGATCTGCGACTACAAGAACTGTTCATGTGCGACCGCAGACCACGACGAGTTCGCGTTCTACGCCGATGCGCAACTTCTGTCGGAGAACGCGGGCTACAGCGAATGGAGCAGCGAGGCAGGACGGGACTACTGCCCATGCCACATCGCTCTCCGATGTGAACGCTGCGATGAAAACCGACTGTCGGTCACTGACCGGGGCGAGACGGACCATGCCTTCTCTGACGCCTGCTTCCCCAAGGAGGACTAGTCATGTTGCTCAGCACTCCGACCTCGACCGATGAGGTGGCCCGTCTGGCCGCCGTCCTGCACCGCTACGAAGCACACCCCGACTACGAGTACTCCATCGCGGGAGACATCCCCGTCAGACCGTTCGACTCAGCGGCTTCCGTTGTCGACGGGTGGGTGCGGAACTTCGCGTTTCCGGGCACCGACGATGACACCGAGCACTGGATGCGGCTTCGGGAGGACGCGTGACCCCGGCCGAGCAGATCCAGCAGCTTGCCGACCACCACGGCGTCACGACCGACGAGATCGAGGCCATCGTCTTCGACTCCGACATGGTGGCCAAGCGCATCCTCCTGGACCGACTGACGGCCTACTGGGAGGAGCTACGCCTCTTGACGGTGCCCGAGGACTTCCCAGGCAACATCCCGCCACAGCTCAACGAGCGGTTCGACGTGGCGTACGTGGCCTGCCTCGATGCCGGCATCCCCGCCGAGGACGTCTGGCGGGCTGTGGTGCAGGGGCGTGAGTCGTGACGTGGTTCCACGGCGGGGTGACGGGTCTGGCCGTTGGCGACTCGATCCTTCCTCCCACCGAGACCGGAGCTGTGTCGGTGAGCGACCTGGACCATTCAGACAAGGCGATGCAGGCACAGGTCGAGCGGGTGCATCGCAAAGATCGTGTCTACGTCACCTCCGACGTCAGAGCAGCGGCCATGTTCGCCGCGCTGCACGAGGGTCACTGCTGCCACCTGGGCGGATCGGTCTACGAGGTCGAACCCGTTGGTGAGATCGAACCCGACCTCGATTGTCTCGACGATGACCTCAGCGCACAGGCTCCACGCGCTCGCGTGGTCGCCATACTGACTCGAGCTGTGCCACGAGAACGTGTCCTTGCCGCGTTTGGTGTCGAGCTATGAGCGACGGAACGTTCCACGTGAAGTACCCCAACACCCGCTGCTCAGAGTGCAACGAGTTGATCCATCAGGGCCACCGTGCCCGCTTCGAGAACCGCGACGGTGAACGACTGCTACTCCACGTCCTCTGCCCTGGTGAGCGCGAGGGTACCTACCGGCCCGCGCCGCCGGCTCGCCGAGCAGCAAACGTGGCTCGGGTCCGTGAGGCCCGGCGCGCGCTCGGCGACTCGTAATCAGCTCCAGACGACGGCTTCCAGCCCCTCACGCTCGCGCGCCTGGTTCCGCAGCTCGTGCATGCGCACGTTGTCGCGCACCCGGAAGAACTTCTGGAAGCCGTTCTGCTGGGTTCCTGTGGCCGACTTCATGGCCGGGCTGGGACCGTGCCACGCCGTCCCGTTAACGACGATGGCGCCCACGTTGTTGATGACCGCAGTGATGGTCTTCCCGCCGACGACCGCACGGTACTGGTCCCCTGGCTTGTTCACGCCCTGCTCGAACATGCGGCGCAGGTCACCCTCCGGCATGACCGCTGGGCCCGTCTGCGTTGGCGTGGCGTAGCGCCTCAGTTCGGCGGTGATCCCCGCCAGCAGTCCCTCGGCTCGCTCCACGCGGGCAAGCAGGTCGGTGTAGTCGGTCGTGTCGATCGTCACTGTGGTCATGGCTCGACTGTGGGCGTCTCAGACCACAGACGCCAGGCTCAGACGCCAAGACCACCCTCCTGGAGTAGCTAAATGAGTCGAACGACTCATCGACCCTGCGCCCAAGAACGCTTAGCGTGAGGATTGCAGTACTCCACTAACTGAAAAGAGACCACGATGGCAAAGAAAGCCGCACCCCTGCTCCTCGATGTGCTCACCGCTAAGGGCGACATCATCTACAAGGCCCAGCACAACAAGAAGCTCGACGGCCACGGCCACAAGGTCATTGAGTCCGTATTGCGCGACACCACCGGCCGTAACCAGGGCGCAAGGGGAAAAGTCGCTTTCATCGCTGCGCCATGCGTCAACGAGGCGTGCCCTGGACTCGTGTACGTCAAGGAGGAGGCCCTGGCCTCAGCGGTCGATCGCATGGTTGGGCTGTAGTGGGTGGGTCTTTCGACCTCGACCAGGACGACGCACTAGAGATCCACGTCAGGTCGTTGATGCTCCTACTCGGGGAGCCGGGCGCGCGAGCATGGGTGCTTGGGCAGGAGACCGGCACCGCGTGGCTCTTGCACTCCATCGTCCGCTACCACCGCATCGCCAAGGCCGAGTCTCAGGACCGGCGTGATGCCCTTGACCAGATCCATGCTCTCTCGGTGCGTGAGGACCAGATCACGTAGCTGCGCCATGGGATGATCCCGTCATGGCTTCCCGCACGCAGATCACCCTCGTTGATGACCTCGACGGCTCCGAGGCGCAAGAGACCGTCTCGCTCGGGCTGGATGGCGTGACCTACGAGCTTGACCTCAACGACGAGCACGCGAAGCAGCTCCGCGAGGCCCTTGCTCCCTACCTTGAGGCTGGTCGCCGCGTTGGCGGCGGCGCACGTCGTGGCCCGGCCAAGAAGGCTGCCGCGGCCCCGAGCTCCAAGGTCGACACGACGGCCGTCCGGGAGTGGGCGAAGAAGGAAGGCATCGAGGTTTCCGACCGTGGACGCCTCAGCAACGACCTTCTCGTCAAGTTCCAGGAAGCCACCGGACAGTAACAAAAGGCACCACGAGATAACAGCGGTCAATACGAAGCGAAGGGCGTCGGGGACTTCCTCGGCGCCCTTCCGCATTCACCTCTGAGGTCTTTACGCTCCTCTCGTGTCAGTAGCGAGCGAACCCCTTTTCGACATCGTGCTCGACGTCATTGACGAGAGACTGGGCTGTCTCCACATCTGGGACTGGGATCACACGGCGAACCAGCGCTCCTCCGAGTGGAGCTACTGCGGTCGCTACCGCTCGATCACGGACCCGCCTAGCCCCTACACGGACGAGAACCCCATCTGTCTGGCGTGCTGGTGGGAAGTCGACGAGTGGGAGCGCGACGAGGAGCCCTACAGCCTGCACCCGAAGCGCTGGTGCACACGGCCTGAATGCCAGCGGACCAACCCACGGTGCCAAGTCAAGCGGCGCACCCCCTGAACGCGGCACCCCCGCGGTGGGGATGGGACCTGCGGGGGTGTCGCCCCAGTGTGTCGTCAGGGGCCGGGGTGACGCAGGCCCTACCGTCCCCCTGTGCCACGACGACGCGCCAAGTCGAGCGACCGGGACGCCCTCGAGTGGGAGGCCGCCAAGTCGCAGCGCGAGCGTGTCGAGTGGGAGCAGAAGCAGGAGGCCGACCGTCGTAGTCGCCTGGCCGACAAGCGAGACCTCCGCTACAAGCGGCTTACGGCAGCCGCTGCCGGCCTAGCGCTCGTGACCAGCATCGGCGTCGGCGTAGTCAACTTTCGAACGTCGGAGTCAGCCTTGCGTGCCGCGCAAGCAAACCTAGAGATTGCTGAGGGCTCCGGAGCTCTCCCCGTTGCCTACAGCCCGAGTGGATCCCGACCTGGAGAGTGGTTCTTCGGTGTGGGCAAGCTCAACTTCGGCCTGAGAAACGAAGGAAGGTCACCAACCGATATCGCTCAGGTCCAGGCCGTCCTATTCTTCACCTATGGCGATGGCGTGTGCCAAAACCGCGGCCTTGAGAACTCAGTCGTTGCAACGACCCCGGAGGCACCACTGAACGGCGCCATACTTGAGGGGGGCAGAAGCATGAAAGCAACCATCTACTTCTCAAGGAACACGGGGGTCCCGTCGCCGTGTCTGGAGACCGCAGACTACGAGGTGTGGTTGCACCTGACGTTCGGCAACGGGTGCGAGATTAGCGCTGTGTTTGATGGCAACAGCAAGTGGCGTGATGTTGTCCCCGTCGACGCCGAACCGACAGACTCCATGATCGACAAGCAACCCACAGCACGTGAGACGTCCTGCCGAGAAGGCTCACCAGCCTGAGTTCCGCTCCATCTCCTGCACGTACTCCTCAAACCACTGACCGGCCCCAGGTGCACTGTGATCGCCCTTGTATGGGTTCCATGCCCCGTCGCTCTCGCCAGCGTGCTTCGTCCAGAGATAGGCGTAGCAGTGCTCCCCCTGAGACGGCTTGAGCGTCGGCAGCTCGCCGAACGTCCGGCTGGGCTGGTTGCACCACGCTCGCTCGCTCCCGTCCTCGATGAGCGGCGCCTTGCCCGCCCCGTTGCGCGAGGTGTCGATGACGTAGGCCTTGTTCGTCATCGCCCACACCTGCTCGGCGAACACGACCTGCTCGGCCAGGGGGCGGTAGTTCGAGTCGTTGAAGCTGAAGCCCGTGAAGTTCCCGAAGCCCACCTGGCGACCACGGTTCGCAACCTCGTCGGCCGGTAGCCATCGGCTGTGGCCGGCCGACAGGAACACCTTCGCGCCTGCTTCGAGGAGCAGCTTGCCGACGTAGCCCAGATCCGCGTACCGGGTCGAAGGGGTGCCGTTGTAGAGCGTGAGTGCATCGGGCTCCAGGACCACGATGGCGTTCGACCCCCGGATGGCGTCTGCGAGAGCACGGCCCCAGTTGCGGTAGTCCTGCGAACTAGCGGCTCCTCCTGCGCTGTACTGACCGTTGTCTCGGTTCTCGGCGTAGTACGCGACAAGGTGGGGCACCTGACCCGCGGCCTTGGCCTTCTGGGCGACTTCACGCGCCCGGTCCATGTCGCCCCAGCCGTTGACCCAGACGCCTTGCGGCGTGGTCCCGAGACGCTGGTGACCGTGGTCGAGTGCTTGGTTGCTGGCGGCGTACAGCGTGGGCTCAACGGCCTTTGACGGTGCAGGAGTTGCCGGGGTGGGCACTGGCGCCTTCAGTGACGCGGCCCACTCCTTCACCGTCCTGAGGTAGTTCGGTCCCACGTACCCCTTGTCGGAGAGCACGGTGGCCATCAGCAGGAGTTGTTCGGCTGTGTCTGCATCGTTGATGCCGAGACCGAACACGGAGTTGGTGAACGCGTCGGTCTTCTCGCCACCCAGGCTGAGTAGTTTGGACTGGACTTCGGATCTGTTCATGCGCTCGGTCTAGTTCCGCCGAGCGGCTAGTGTGCGGATCACTCCGGTCTGGCGGAGGTCACGGCCCGGCACTTGCAGAAGTTGCATACCGAGCGGGCGAGTCGTAGCTGTCGGGTTTGTGTTCGACGTTGGGGCGTGACTTAAGAACGAGGCGACTCTGCGCGCCTACTCCGCCAGTCACGGACACTTCGTGCGAGTCAGAGACTGGTCAACCCCGCGTCTTGTCAGGGCATTGCAGCTCGCACAGTGGAACCGCAGCCGACCTCTGCGGTTCCGACTAAGCTGTTTCCATGACCTGTTTCGAGCGACCGCTGCGATGGCGAAAGCGAAATACCTCGCTTCGTCCTGCGCGCGTCGTCTAACGGCAAGACACCGGCTTCCAAACCCGGGAACAGGGGTTCGACACCTCTCGCGCGTGCTCTGCGTCAGTAGCTCAGTTGGTTAGAGCAGGGGCCTCTTAAGCCCACGGTCGGCGGTTCGACTCCGCCCTGACGCACCAAGCGCAAGTAGCTCAGTGGATAGAGCGCCGGTCTACGGAACCGGAAGTCGGGAGTTCAACCCTCTCCTTGCGCACCCTTCCGAGGTAGCACTCCAGGTGAGCGCACGCGGCTGTTAACCGTGATGGAGGTGAGTTCGAGTCTCACCCTCGGAGCTACTTCGCGTAGTGGGGTGCCACAACTAGTGACACCCCCTGTTCCGCCTGGGTGATGTCCGCACGAATCGGTCAGTGCAGTCACATACGTCGTACAGAATCCATGCATGCGACACCGTTCCCTCGCTTCGCTCTGCCTGCTCGTCCTGGCACTCACGGCCTGCAGCAGCACGGACGAGGCGGCACCCGCGCCAACGGTTACGGTCACGCAAACGGTCCCCGCTCCTGAGACCACCGTGACCGTGGAGCCTCGACGGACAACCACGCGCATCGAAGAGATGCGGTCCCAGGAGGCGCTGGACGCAGCAGGAGCTGCAGCAGAGCAGGCGGAACAGGCCAGACAGGCGGCTTGCTCACTTGCTGACGACCTGACGTTCCAGATCATGGATCTGGGGGCGGAACGTCACCGCATGCTCATGGACGAGATGGGCGGAGACGCCTCGCTCGATCCTCCAAGCGACCAGATCCTGGACCAGATGGACGACCTGCGTTCGCTACAGATGCAGGCACAGAGTTCCTGCCACTCCTGACACCATCTGGGCCGGATGACTCATGGCGAAGCCGTTGCGCGCGAACTAGACCAGACGGCGTGACGACCGTCCCCGACCGCCTCAACAAGGCCATGCGCCAACTCAAGTGCGCAGAGGAGGAGACGACCGACCCCAAACTTCGCGACAAGCTGCGTGAGCTGGGATCGCTCGTGTCCGTTTGCCTGACTGACCTCGAGGAACCTCCCAACGACAACGCCGTCGAGATCGCGCGCACTGCCCTACTCACTGCTGCACGCCGCCGTCTCACTGAGTACATGCTCGGCGCACCCGAGACCGAGCCAGACGGGACCATCCATCGGAGCGGCATCATCGCCGCGGTGCTGAACGTCCCTCGCGAGGTAGTGGACGCGGCACGACCTGGACGATTCTCGTGACCTACCCCTCGCAGTTCCGTCACCGTGACGAAACTCTTGACTCATAACTCAGTAGGCTCATGGTGATGAACGACGGCTTGTGCGGTGCAAACAAGAAGGACGGCACCACCTGCAAGCTGGTCAAAGGCTTCGGAACAGACCACAAGCACTCAGGGCGATGTAAGTACCACTCGGGAGCCTCACCAGGGGGTAAGCGTGCTGCGGCCCGCGAGGTCATCCAGAACATGGTGCTCGACTCACCCAACGTCGACCCCTACTCCGTGCTCGACGGTGCGATCCGGCGCAGCTGGGCCGAGGTGCTGTGGCTGCAAGAGAAGATGGCCCAGGCCGACGAGGACGACCCGTCTGGCGTCTCGTCCGCAGCTCTCTGGCACAAGCTCTACGGGGAGTGGCTGGACCGGGCCGGCAAGCTCTCCAAGACGGCCATGGACGCCGGTGTCGCTGAGCGACAGGTGCGCGTGATCGAGGCCCAGGGCCAGATGCTCGCCATCGCCATTCGCACCATCCTCGACGGCCTCGGCCTCACCAAGGACCAGCAGGCCAAGGCGCCCCAGCTCGTCCGTGCCACGCTCCTGCAGCTCGAAGCCGGATGAGCTACTGGCACGAGCCTGAGCCCTACTGGGACGACTCCCCCAGCCCAGGACCCATGACCGTCTTCTCGGACGACGACCCAGACCCGGTGGTTGGTGTCATCCTCGGCGCGAACGGCGAAGTCCTGGTCGAGGTGCGCGAGCCGCGTCGTCAGATGGGCCTTCGCCCGCCCTCCTGACCTGCTCAGACGCCCCTGACCGAGCGACCTGGCGGAACCGCTAGCCAAGCAGGTCTCGGACCCCATACCGTCCGCTCACATGGGGTGCCTGGGGCTCATCATCGGCGGGGCGATGCTGCTCGGCGGCTCCGCCATGGCCATCGCAGGTGTCTACGCTGCGTTCACCGAGGACGACCTTGAGCTGTGGATGCGCGCCGCTGCGATCGCGCTCCTGGGAGGCATGGGCGGCGGGCTCGCCTTCGTGGGCTGGCTCATCTTGAAGAAGTCCTGGTCGGCCAGTAACCCCAGCGTCTCCTCGACGTCCTCGTGCGCGGACCACAGGCCCATCAAGCAGTACTACCAGGGCGGCGTGGCCATCCATCCGTGCCCGAACTGCGGCAAGCGCGTCTGACTCCAGCAGGGCCCGCAGTGCCCATGATCCGTCACAAGAGGAGCTGGTCAAGCTCCAGTCGACTGACACCCAGTTCGACCGCAACGCACTCGGCCATCGCCACCAGTTCGGCGTCACCCGGCGGCGTGCGGAAGCCCAACCGGGTCAGGCTCTTGCGCACCCGCTGGTCTGGCTTCAAGGCATCGGCCCCCGAGCGCATCCGGGCGTAGGCAAATAGCGCTACCCCGACGCCCTTCGTGGCGCCCACGTAATCGTCGTAGCGAAACATGAACCGCAACGGCTCGACGGACTCGGCCCAGGAACGGACGCCGGCCTCTTCGTCCAGCTCGTGGTCCACGCAGTACCGCCACAGACCAGCTGCCACCTGCTTGATCGTCTCGGGCTCGCTGCTCATGAGACCCAGGCCGCCCTCCGGGCCGTAGTCCCCCAGCACCTGCAAACTCTCGGCCGCTCCGGTTCTCTCGAACCGGGCCACCATGGGCAGCACTCGGTCCTTGTAGCCCCGCTGCCGACTGGCCACCACGTCGACAACCATGGCCGCGCGACGACCCTTGTAGACGTCGCCGTAGCCGTCCACGGCGCGCTTCACATGGTCGCGGCGGTCGTCCAGCAGCGCGCGTGCGGCTTCGATGCCCTCAACCCAGCCCTCACGGGCGCGGAGCAGGTCGTGGAGTTCGGTCACAGGTTCCCGCCCTTGGAGCGGTTGCACGGCTCGCAGAGCAGCTGCAGGTTCCGAGCGGTGTTGGAGCCACCCATGGACACCGGGATGATGTGGTCGAACTCCAGGTCACGGTTGTCGCCGCAGTAGACGCACTTCCCTTGGTCGCGCTGCCAGACGAACATCTTGACGTCCTGGGCGATGGAGCGACGCTCGTACCCTGCACCGGAACCCAACGATGAAGCTCCCACTGAGGCCCCCACTGAAGCCTTCGCCCGCGAGACTGTGTGTGCGACGTCGTTCTTGCGCTTCAATGCTTCCGCTCGAAGTACCAAGTCGAGGCTGGACCAGTCCTCGTAGGGGTCCTCATGAACGTCTTCGTCCTCGTCAAGGAGACCGGCATCCCAACGGGCGATGAATGCGTCACGTTTGGCGGTCATCTGATCTTGGTCGTAGGCGTCGAAGGTCTGTTCCTCCGAATAGGGAACCTCCCACAGCTGATCAAAGACCAGGTACAGCCATCTGTCGCTCTCGTCCGTAGCCCACACGCAGATTGGCTTGCCTGCATCGATGTCGGCCAGCGCTTCTCGTGCGGATCGCATCCAGTCTTCAGACCCGTGGGGGTCTACGTAACATTCTTTCGGGAAGTAGTCGTAAAACGACCCATGGAGCCCGTCCACCCAGAGGGTCCGAGGGCCCTTCAAGGACATAAAGTTGGCGTCTGACGGCAAGGCCGCCCGGAACTTGGCCTGTCCGATGTAGCGCATACCTCCAGCTGTCGGGCACCTCTCGCCAGCCCTGTAGCCAAGAGCACCCGTCCGGAGCACTCCACCGGGCGTCGGAGCCGACCCAGGCTGTCCCCCTAGCGAGGGCCAGACGAGTGAGCAAGCTGTCTAGATAATCGGGCCAGTCGAGCGACTGGGGGTTCCCATGGCTGAAGAGCGTGAGCCCGCGACGGTCAAGACCCGCGATCAAGCGGCCGAGCGTCATGAGGCGATCAAAGATGCGCTCCCTGACGCGGCCAAGGTCACCGCTCTGCTGGTGACTGTCCTCAGCGTCGTCGGCCTCAAGTCTGACCAGGTCGCACAGGTGGTCAGGAGCTACGTCTGGGAGTCGATCGTGGGGCTCTCCATCCTTGCCCTCGGCCTGTTCGCTGCCACCGTGATACCCGCCTGGGTGAAATACCGGAAGAAGTACCCCGGCAGCAACAAGAGAGCTGGGGGCGGAGTGATAGCCGCGAGCATCCCGTGCGCGTTGGCACTAGTGGGCGGCATCTACGGGGCTGTGACGTCCAACGGACAGGTGTCGAAGCCCTCGATCGACGTGACAGTTGCCGATGGGGCCGCCCGGATCGAGGTCTCTGCCGTCAACCTACAGAACACCAACGCTGCTGTGATCACGGCTCACTCGTCCTGTGAGTCGAAAGATTCCTACGATGACAAGGAGATCCTGGTGGATGCCCAAGCTGGTCCAGACGCGACAGGAGTTGTTCGTTTCGTAGCGACAGTTCCTCTTGCTGGCGCGAAGAAGGTGCACGTGCACGTGAACGTCCCCGCCAATAGCTCGCATTGGACGACAGATGAAGAAGCTGAAACCTGTGTTCGGATCGTTGCCGAGTAGGTCAATCGACCCAGTTTGTTGCAACTAGACACGAAAACGGTAGCAAGACGCCACCTACTGGACTAGGTTTTGCACCAATGCATGATGAACACCCCGGCGACGATGAGGTCGCCATGACAATCCGCATCCCGCGAAGTCTCCGTGACGAGCTCAAGGCCCTTGCCGACAAGGACGAGCGGTCCCTGGCCACGACCATCCGGCGAGCCCTGCGTCGAGCAGTTCAGGCAGACAAGCCGGTCATGCGCGGCGAGCACGGTCCCGAGATCACCACGCCCCGCGCGAGCAGTGCCGCCACCGGCCGAAACGTGACTCCGCGATTCAAGAAGGACAGCAAGTGACCGATCGAATTCCTAGTGTGCGTATCGATGGTGTGCGCTACGTGCCAGCAGTCCAGGCCGCTCCCGGCGTCCAAGACGTCATGAATGCTCTTTCGTCGGTGTTCTGGGGATATCCCAACACCGACACCAGCGGCTTGCAGATCATCGTGACCGACAGCGGCGAACACGATGGTGAGTCCTTCGATGAGTTTGCTGAAACCCTGGCGTCAGTGTTGAGGAACAAGCGATGACCGGCCCCTGGGACCTCATGCCCGGCCTACCTGCTGAGTACGGCCTGGAACCTCAACGGTTTCGTTTGGTGCCAGGCAGTGGGCGCACCATCTTGGACGCGCTCGACCTGTCCGTCGAGCGCATCCGGAACATCTGGGCAGACGCGGCAAACCTCGTCCACCCCACGCTCGAAAGCGTGGCGTTCATCTCGCAGTTCTCCCCCTCCCCCAACCCGAGAGGAACCAATGACTGAAGCCTCACCAACCCTGCCAGCGGATCTCTACGCCGCTGGCAGTGACACACCCTGCATCAGCAACTACGACCAGTGCATCGACCCCCAGCTCCAGCAGCGCCTTAAGGATGGCAAGAGCGGCAACCACTTCGCCTGGAACTTTCGGGGCTACCTCTGGTTCGCTGACGGCCAGTTCCACGAAGAGGTTTGGCGGTATAACCGCGCGCGCGAAGTCATCAGCGCCGACACCCTCGAAGACCTCCGCGAAGCAGTGAACGACAAGTACGGGTGGGACTGATGAAGCGCTCCTCAGATCCCACGCCCGACGTCGTAGCCATCATCCTCACTGCCGTTGTGATCCTCATTGGGGTCATCACTGTCACAGGTACCGAGGGAGCCGTACGAGCCTACGAGGCCTGCATCGGTGCTCACGCTGTAGCTGAGTGCTCGGAGGTGGCGCCATGACCGTGTTCAAGGTAGGCGACAGGGTTTGCTACCGGCCTCAGCCCCTCTATTACAAGGACGCCGCGCGGCGCGCACCTGTGTTCGAGGTGGAAGCCACCAACGAGGCCGGCACTCTCTTCCTGGCTGTTGGCGACGAGACCAGCGGTCCTTACCGCTACTCCTACAGCTACGAGTTGGTCGAACCTGCTCCCGACGTAGCCAAGCTGCAAGAGGAACTGAACCAGGCGGCGTTCGCGTGGCTGCAGAAGCAGGACAACCGTCAGCACGATATGACTGCCGCGCTGCGGTACTTCGAGGCAGACGGCGACGGTCGTGTGCTCGATGCAGCCCGCGCCCTCCAGGCAGCACTACAGCCACCAGAGCCGGTCTACCTCGTCATGTTCCCCACGGAGTTCCTGAACAAGGCACTGACCGTCGACCACATTCGGCGGATCAAGGACTCCTACGCGCCGATCGAAGCGCTGTACCTGTTCGACGGAACCCGCTTCGGCGAGCCCATCACTGGCGATGAGCTTGCAGCGCTGTTGGCTGGTGAGTCATGACCAACAAGCCCACCAACCTGGAGATGCTTGAGGCCTGGGGTAAACGCGGCTACTCGATCAGCGACACGACCTGCCCTCTCTGCTTCAGTCGAACCCGCATGCGAACTGAGCACACGCAGTTCCACATCGAACGTGGAGATGTGAAGTCGTGACGGCGGGTGACCTGATCCGCAGCCTCTTGCAAGAGCGGGGCTGGAACCAACGGGATCTCGCTCAGGTCATGGGCCGCCCCTACCAAGCCCTCAGTGAGATCATGAACGGTAAGAAGCGCATCACAGCTGAGACAGCGATCCAGCTTCAGGACGCGCTCGACGTCGACGCCCGCGACTGGTTGGCGATGCAGTCCGAGACGGACCTAGCCAAAGCACGAGAGCGGTCATGAACGAGCGCTACTGCCGCTGCGGCCACAACGCTCTTGAGCACCGCGCCTACATCAGACCCGATGGAGGCTTCAGCGTATTCCGCTGCCACGGAGACCGCTGCGCCTGCCGCCACTACACCGAGGACCGTTCCCTCCGTCACCGTTTCAACCGGTGGATCAGGAGGTCCGCGTGACTAGCAACCACTTCATCGCTAAACACCTACCCATTGGAGGCCGACTGGCCTCATTCAACAAGGAGAAACAGACATGGAAATAGGCATCGAGCAGGTACTAGTGCGGGACCTCACGGATGACCACCTGGAGATGTGGCTGCCACATGGCGGCTTCGCACCCTTCACGGTTCTCAAGGACGGTCGTGCCGTCGTCCTGGCACCTGATCTCAAGATCGAAACCTTCCAACAGAACGAGGTGGTGATCGTGGCGACGTACCCCGAGGCCGCCGAGATGGAACGAATGCGCGCCGCGAGGACGGCCACGACACAGAAACTGCGAGACTGGTTCGGAGAGTCGTGATCTATCTAGCCTTCGCCCTCGTGGCGTTCTCCCTCACCGCCCACATTGTCTTGGTGGACCGTCAGTACCAGCGCACGCGCCGGGAGCTGCGCGAACTCAAGGCCGGGCTACGGGCCGGCCGCGAGACCGACAAGGTGGTGCCCGGATCCGAGATCCCCATCGTCACCTCAAACGCTGTTCCTCCTGGCCAAGCGTTCCTGATGAGCCCCTCGGCCTTCGATGACTTCGTGCACATACCGCGCGTCAAGAACCCGTACGCGGCTCTCAAGATCACAGGCCTGGCGGACCCCCAGTGATTGACCAGACCACGTGCGTCGAACCAGGAGGCTGGGTGCCACGTCCTCAGTCGGCCCCCGCTCCCTACGTCGTCGTCAACCAGCCCACGGCCGGCCAGACCGCCAGCAACACCCTTGTCGTGCTGGGCGTGGTGCTCGGAGTCTTCGTGGGCCTACCTCTCTTGGCCGTCGTCGTCCTCCCACTGCTCCTGCTGACATCGCCCTTCTGGTTCCCGGCCTGGGCGGTCTCCAACGGGCTCTCGCTGATCGTGGCCGCTGGCGTCTTCATCTGGGACTGGGCTGAGGACAAGGCCTGATGCGGGGACCGTCCAAGGAGGCGAAGCTCCGCAGGGTGGCGCTCAGCGTCACCGTGGACGCCCCTCTGCATGACCGCTTGTCTGCCTTCTCCGCGCAGCATGGCGTGAAGCCGTCGCAGGTGGTGGCCAAGGCGCTGGACGACTTCCTGCGGAAGTACGGGCACTGACGGCACCTGGACCCGAATGGGTGACCTTGCTCAGGGGCGTTCTAGAGGGCTCCGAGACTACGAAGGTCTGTCCGACCCACTGAGGAGTCACCATGGCCCAGCTCGTCGCCTGCCGTACCTGCAACCACAAGATGTCGTCCAACGCTGAGCGCTGCCCCTCGTGTGGCGAGTTCGGCAAGGGTCGCGTCAGCAACCAGCGTATGGCTCTCGGCATCATCGCCCTCGTGTTCGTGCTGTTTCTCCTCTTCGCGGGCGGCAACCTCTGACCCACAGTCAGGGTAGGTATCGTGGCGCATGACCCTTGCGCCGCGATCAGCCTTCGAGGTCGCCGCTGATCTGCTGTTCCCTCACCTGACGTCGGACCGCCAAGCCATCGAGCAGGACTACGTGGTTTGGCTGAACACGATGTTCCCGGGCTACGCGAAGTACCCTCTGGCCGACCACCACCACACCATCTGGCGCTGGATCTGGTCCATCGGCATCAACGACCGTCCAAGCTCCATGGTCGCGATCCTCGCTCGTGGCGCCGCGAAGTCCACGACCGCGGAACTTGGTGTCGTCGCTCTCGGAGTGCGTCAGTGCCGCCGCTACGTGGTCTACGTGTGCGAGACGCAAGACCAGGCGGACAAGCACGTAGCCACGATTGGCGCGATGCTTGAGTCCGCCACCGTGGAGGAGCACTACCCCGAGATGGGCGAGCGCCTGGTCGGCAAGTTCGGTAACGCCAAGGGGTGGCGGCGCAACCGCCTGCGTACTGCGACCGGGTTCACCGTCGACGCACTGGGTTTGGACACCGCAGCTCGCGGTATCCGTGTCGAAGATCAACGCCCCGACCTCATCGTCATCGACGACATCGACGAGGCGTCCGACACCCCTCGGACGACGGCCAAGAAGATCGACGTCATCACCAAGGGCATCATCCCGGCTGGTTCCGAGAAGGTCGCCGTGCTGGCGGTGCAGAACCTCATCCATGCCGACAGCATCTTTGCGCGCATGGCTGACGGCCGCGCCGACTTCCTTCGGAACCGCACGGTCATCGGCCCCATCCCGGGTCTCCGCGACTTCGCGTTCGACGTCCGCCGCGACGGCACCTACCGGATCACCAGCGGCGAGCCCACCTGGGACGGAGCCTCGGTCGGCACGTACGAGGCGCTGCTCAACGACATCGGTCCGCGCGCCTTCCTCACCGAGGTGCAGCACGAGGTCGATGTGGTCGAGGGCGCGATCGCTACGGCTGAGGAGATCGAGGCAACACGGCGCCGGACAGCGGGCCACCATCCCTTCGATACGGTTCGCACCCTGGTCTTTGTGGACCCTGCGGTCTCAAACACCCCCAGCAGCGACGAGACCGGCATCACCGTCAGCCGCCTGGGCACCGATGGCCACGTGTACTTCATGGACGACTTGTCCTGCCGCCTACCCGTCGACAAGTGGGCCGAGCGCGCCGTTGCGGCCGCGGTGAACTGGGAAGCCGGTCAGATCATCTACGAGCCGAACCAGGGCGTCGATGCCATCAAGTCTGCCCTTAGAGGCGCCATGGAGCGCATGGCAGTTACTGACGTGTCGATCGGTGAAGAGCCAGCACACAAAACCAAGTTCGACCGCGCCCTCAGCCTCCAGGACGCCATCCGAACCAAACGTTGGCACCCGGTGGGCAACTTCCCAGAGCTGGAGCAGCAGATCCGGACCACGACTGCCGACTCCGCTGGACTCTCTCCCGACCGGCTCGACAGCGCTGTCCACGCGGTGCGCATCCTGCTCCGTCACGGGGTGCAGAAGGTCGACCTCGCGGCTCACCGAGGCGAGACCATCGCGGGAAACATCATGACGCTGAAGTGGTGATCTAACCTTGGCTGCCAAGGCCAGCTAGAGGACTCCTGCCAGTGGCAAATGAACAACGCGAACAGGGTCACGCGAACCCCGGGCCAGAACCCTGGAACTCGATGTATGACACGATCGAGACAGCCCCCAGTCTCGCGTGGCCACAGTCGATCCGCATGTACGACGAAATGCGCAACGACTCCCAGCTCGCGGCGCTCCTCCTGGCAACGACACTCCCGATCCGTCGCTACCGCTGGTCGATCGACCCCAACGGGGCACGGGACGAGGTTGTCCAGCTGGTCGCACAGAACTTCAACCTGCCCATCAAGGACGCAGATCCGGTCCCCCAGCGACGTCAGCGCGGACGCTTCAACCACGACAAGCACCTGTTTAACGCCCTCCTGAGCCTCGTCTACGGACATGCCTTCTTCGAGCAGAAGTACCAGTACAACGAGACCACGCAGTTCCTCGACCTGTACAAGCTGGGCATCCGCATGCCGCTGACCATCAGCGAGATCCGCGTCTCGCCTGACGGCGGCCTCAAGTCCATCGTGCAGCTCCCGGCAGGCTCCCCGATCCCCGGCAGAAACGGCCTCTACGGCCTCCAGACGGGCATCGAGATCAAGGTAGACAACCTGGTCGCCTACCTCCACGACCAGGAGGGCGGCAACTGGCGGGGGCGCTCGATCATGCGATCGTGCTTTCGGCCCTTCGTGGCCAAGGACAAGCTCATGCGCATCGACGTGGTGCGCCACGAGCGCACGGGCGCGGGCGTGCCAATCATCGAGGCCCACGAGAACGCAACGCCGGCCGAGATCGCGGTGCTGAACAACCTGGCCATGGCCTACCGCGTCGGGGACAGCTCAGGTGGCGCACTCCCCTACGGCGCCAGACTCCGCCTCGTCGGGGTTGAGGGCTCTACTCCCGACACCATCGCTTCGATGCGCTACCACGACCAGCAGATGAGCCGTGCGTTCCTCGCAATGTTCATGGACCTCGGCACAACGCAGACCGGCTCGCGCGCCCTCGGTGAGTCCTTCACCGACTTCTTCTCCCTCGCGCAGGAGACCATCGCCAGGGAGTACATGACGACCACCAACGAGCACGTCATCGAGGATCTGGTCGATCTGAACTTCGGCATCGACGAGCAGGTGCCCCTCCTCACCTTCGAGCGTGACGACGATCCCTCATCCGCTGTGGTCGACCTGGTGTCGCTCACCAACGCGGGGCTCATCGAACCCGACGAGGACCTGCGCGCCTTCGTCCGCGACCGCTACAAGCTGCCTGAGCCCATCGAGGAAGAAGACCCCGACGAGCCAGTGACCGTCCCCGCCGCTCCCAAACTGGTCGAGGTCGCTGCCTCTGCTCGCGACGAACATCCTTCTCGTCGCCCGCGACTCAACGTGGTCAACGCCGCGGAGGGTGACCAGCCCCAGACGGGCAACCGAGAGCCCAACGAGTTTGAGCAAGAGGCCGGCATCGACTTCGCTACCCTCGACGCAGCACTCCTCGCGGCGCTGGCTGCTCTCCTGCTCCGCTGGCGCGTCACGGTCAAGGTGACGCTTGTGGCAGAGCTGGTGGCCCTGATCGAGGGCTTATCCCCCGACGACGAGCTCGGGTTCGCCCAGTTGCGCGCTACGCCCGCCGGCGCCGATGTCCTGAGTGCGGCCATGTCCGCCCTCGCGTCGAGCGGTGTCATGGCCGGATTACAGGAGGCTGCGTACCAGGGGGTGGAGCTGGAAGCACCTGACCTTGCGGCCCTCGATGAAGAGCTGCGCCAGACCGCGGAGGCTCTGTCTACGGTCATGGCGGCCTCCATCTCGGAAGCGGCCAGTCGTGAGGCCATGTCCTTGGTCGGCGCTGGTCTAACAGCTACGGCCATCGCGGTCGCTGTGGCAGACCACCTCAACGGACTCACCGACTCCTACGTCAAGGACCGCCTGCAAGGAGCCCTCTCACGAGCACAAGAGGCCGGTCGCCTTGCCGCCCTCGCCCAGGGTGACGTCGAGGCAGTGCAAGCCAGTGAGCTGCTGGACCCAGCCACCTGCAAGCCCTGCCGCGAGATCGACGAGAAGCGCTACGACTCCATCGAAGACGGCGAGAAGGACTACGGCCGTGGCCGCTATCGCTCATGCCTCGGCTCTGACCGCTGCCGCGGGAAGCTCGTGGTCAAGCTGCGCACGGAGGCGTAGTGGCGCTCATCGACTCGCTACCAACGCTGGACCCGGACGACAGCCTGAGGGACCAGAGCCGCCAAGACCTCAACACGATCGCCACGACGCTCAAGAACGCGGTCAACGACCTTGAGGCGCGCAAGATCGAGGTCGGCGACATCCCGACCCTCGTCCGGTCCTCGTGGGACGCGCTCAACATCGACCGCGACTTCTCATCCAGCTACGACGCCAGCGTGGGCTGGTCCGGTGCGTTCGACACGGCCATGGTCGACCTCGGTGAGGGCGGCGTGCTGACGCTGGGCCGCAAGAACTACCCGACCATCCGGCCTGTTCGGTACCGCCGCGAAGCGCAACGCATCCTCGGGCCCGGCTCGGAGTACTTCTCCTACCCCAGCAACTTCGCTGGGGCCTCGCTGCAGCAGGTGATCCAGGGGTGCTGCCTCATCGCCATGGACGGCTTCACGGGCGAGGCTCTGGTGCTGGCCCAAGACGCCACGCTGAACGACGGCGTGGAGCCGGCGAACTGCTCGATCGTCGGCGTGGGTCTCGATGGCAAGAGCAAACGGCCGGGCGGCACCGGGCTCGTCCACGGCATTCTGGTCAAGGGTCTCGTGCGCGGCTTCCAGGCCCTTGAGGTCAACATCATCCAGACCTCGGGCCGCGGCGTCTGGACAGCTCCCTACGGCTCGACCGGCCCTCGCGGCGGCAGGTTCCGGGACATCCAGGTGTGGTCGGCGGGAACGAGCGCGACGCAGGACCAGGAGGGCTTCCACTTCGACGGTCTCACCGACGCGAAGATCAACGGGCTGCTCGCGGTGTCCAACGAGGGCCACGGCATCCGCTTCACCTCCCCCGGTCAGATCGAGGCGCACGACCTCCACTCCGTCTTCAACAAGGGCGGATCAGGCATCGTGGTTGACGGTGGCTCGGGCAACGGCGGCATCACGCTCACGGGCATCCACACCGACCGAAACGCGCAGGACGGCATCACCGTCAGCGCCTACGGCAGCGGGCAGCACGTCAGCATCGCGAACGCCGAGCTACGGCGAGACGGGTCGAACGGCGACGACGGCCAAGGCGGGGGCGGGTTCGCCGGTCTGGCTTTGCGCGGCGCTGAGGGCCTGCGCGTGTGCCGGGTCCAGGCGCTCAACCTCAACGTCAACGTCGAGGACAACGACTCCAACAACGGCGTCTACACCCCATCTGACGTCGGGGTCTACGCCGACTGGATCGAACCGGGCTCGACGATCCACGGCCAGATCTGGGGACTCACGAAGTCGCTCGAGGTCACGGCGAACTCCACGGGCAACCTTGGCATCATGGACGAGGGCACTCGATTCTGGACCGGCCCGCCGTCCGCCCGCGTGCGGTCCTACCCGGACATCCGTCGCGGCAAGGAGAATGCGCTCACCCTCCCGATGGGGTCAGGTCAGTTCGTGATCCCATCGGGCACCCCTGGCGACCCGAGCGTCGGCAACATCTCGCCCGCCTACCGCTACGGCGGCAGCGCCGCGTTCTACGAGGCGCAGGACCTCCGACGCTCGAACTATCTCAAGCTCGTCGCCGGCGTCACCTCACCTGGCCCGACTGGTTCGTACCTCCGTCCGCAGTACACAACCGATCTGACGGGCGCCTCAGGCTGGACGTACTTCGCCGAGAGCGCTGCCCGTCTCGACGTCGACGGCGCAGCGGGGCTCAAGCAGAACTTCGGGTGGGTGTCGGTGCCTCCCGCCGCCAAGACCGACGTCCTGATCCGCATCGTCGGCCACGCTGGTGACGGCTCTACCCCGGTCACGTTCGCCCACCTCACGTTGCACACGAGAATCTGATGCCGATCCAGAAGCCCAACCTGATCGACATCGCGGGCGACGACCTGCTTCGGAACTCCCCCGCTCGGATCAACAGCAACTCGAAGGCGCTCAAGGCCACGATCGACGCCCTGGTCGATGCGGTGACGGTCCTGGCTGCGGCTCAGGGTCTACGCGTGGACCTCTACAACGACGGCTACACACAGCGGGCTCCGGTCAGTGAGGTGCCCAACGGCCTGTACTTCCGCATCGGCCCGGTGCCACCTGGTGATGCCCTCTCGCGAGACTCCTGGATCCAGACGGTCGACTGATGCCGCTGCACCGCCTCGGCAACGGCGCGCTTCAAGACGACGGCCGACTGAGGTATCGACCGCCGACGCTGGTCGACCCGCTCACCATCCGGCTCTCGAACACCCCAACAGGGCGCCGAGCGATGATGGACCCGAACCGCGACTACATCGTTGACGGTCGCGGGGTGACGCTGACGCAGGACTCCGGAATCGAACTGAACGGCGGTCGCAACGTCGTCGCCAGGAACCTCGAGGTCTTCTTCGCCACAGACCTCGGGGAGGATCACGGAACACTTCGCCGCGGCTTGTTCGTCAAGGGCCACCCCGACCAGGGTCAGGCGCGCACTTTGCACGTTGAGGGTCTGCGGGTCTCGGGCTACCCGCGTGAGGGCATCGACATCGACAGCCAGGGCGAGCCCGGCCTCAGCGTGCAGATCTGCAACGCGGCGTTCCCGGACCCCATCCTCGGGTCCGAGTCGGGCAACCACTCTGACGTCATCCAGACATGGAACGGACCGACCAACCTGCGCGTGGATCGCCTCTACGCGCGGTATGGCTACCAGGGGTTCTTCCTGAACCCACACCAGTTCGCCCACCCGGAGAAGCCGAACGTCTTTACCCCGCTCGGTCTCTATGAGTTCAGCCGGGTCTACCTCGAAGGCACAGCCGACTCTGGTGCCGCCGGCTACATGGTCGCCGATGGCAACGGTGCACGACCCGAGATCGCCACCCGCGAATTCTGGGTGAGGCCGAGCCCGTCCAAGGCATGGCCAGGCGAGGTCTTGCTCACGAACTCGTCGTGGTGGGGCCAGGGTGTGCGGCTTGCCCCGAACGGGCGGACCTCATTTGTGAGCAGCAAGCCCGGCAAGTCCTACGTCTCCCCTGGGTATGCATGACGTCCAAGGCCAACAGCTTCGAGTCCGGTGCCCCAAGCCTCACCGACGTCACGACGGGCAACAGTGCGTTCCCCGACGCGTTCCAGAACGTCGTCCGCTCGGCGGCTGGTGCCATCGTCCGGTACACGAACGCCTCGGTCGCTCACGGCTCGTTGGCTCTGCAGACGGCGGTTGGCTCGACGCCTGGCAGGGCGTACGTCGAGTGGTCCACGGGTAACGACGGCCAGTCGTACGCGCGGTTCAACGCCAAGCTCGGAACGCCAACGAGCAACCACCGCATCCTGCAGTTCGGGAACACCGCGGGCTCGTGCATGGACCTGGAGCTCCGGACAGATCGGACGATCCGCCTCCGCAACGCCTACGGCACGAGCTACCACCAGACGCAGCCCCTGCCGCTCGACACCTGGATGCGCTTCGAGGTCTTCGGACGGTTTCAGGAGGGCACGGGCACGACCGCGCTGCGGGTCTACACCGCCTCGGACACCTGGGAGCTGTTCGACTCCTTCGACGGAGATGACACGGCCGGCCTCCGTGGTGCGCCGACGTACTTGCGCCTGGGGGCCGTGGACGACACGACGATCGCGAGTCACCTGTTCGACGACTGGGCTGTGCGGTCTGACGCCTACCCAGGACCCGTGGTGCCGCCGAACCTGCTGCCCGTGGCGGCCTCCCAGTACCGCCGGGCATGGTTTGGGGACTCCGCGACGCTCACGACGTCGGCAACTGACCCTGACGACGGTGCGGTGACCTACGCCTACAGCGTGGCGGCGGCACCCTTGGGGGCCTACGCCTCCGTCTCGGCTTCGGGGCCATCGGCCACGGTGACGTGCGACAGGTCGGGAGTGATCGAACTGGCCTGCACCATCACGGACGACGAGGGCGACACGGTGACTATCCCGCACATCGTTGAGTTCGTGAACGGTGCCTGGACCGGGACATGGCCGGGGCTCGTTGAGGCATGGCCTGAGCTGGCGACATCCCAGGGCGGCTTCGGCTCAGCCCCCTTCGGCTCGGCCCCGTTCGGCGCGTGACACGCATGTAGTTCGATCGGATCAAGGGAACACCCTCACGAAGTGTCACCCACATGGCTACGGTGCTCCCAGAACGTCACCAGCCACGCTCGGGGGGTCACGATGAGGTCGACCAAGCAACGTCTGACAGCGATCGCTTCAGCACTGGCGCTTGGGCTGTTGCCTGCAGCGCTAGCTACCGCCCAGCCGGCTGCGGCGGCGGCTCCGGTGGGGAAGTGCCCAGGCAAGCTCCTCGAGACGTGGTCATTTGTCGACAAACAGAAGATAAAGATCGCTGAGATGAAGGCGTACTACGACTCTAAGACCGGCCGAAACTGCGCTGTCTTGAACCACGTAGGCCCCACGGTGGGGGTTGCTCTCGAGACTCATGTGTACGTCATGAAGTGCTACGAGACAGAGCCGTACTGGGATGACTGCCACGAGACCTCGCCCGTCGTGATGGACAGCGACCCCCAGCCAGCCAAATACGACACGAAGTACAAGTACTACGCCGGACCCGTGTCCGTTCCCGCCCGAGGCCACTGCGTTGAAGTGGCCGGCTGGATCGTCTATAAGGGCGAGAACTACTACGAGCGCACAAACCCCGCCTCGTCGTTCTGTGACTGACCTAGGTCCAGAGGGCGATGGCGGCGATCCCTGCGAACGAGATGGCGTAGAAGATCACAAGCGCCTGCGCGCCCTCTCTAGCGACGTAGACCGGAGCGTGCTCCTTAGCGTTGTCGACCGCCGCCCTCGACGTCCCTATCCGAGCCGCCACTGACGGCACAGCAACGCCGACCACTCCTATGACCGCCATGATGATCAGAGACCACTTAACCTGACTCCATTCCTCAGGCGTACCCGACCCTCGCGCAAGAACTCCCATCGCTACGCGCTCGGCTCTCACAGCGAACGCGAGAAACAGGAGCGCGACGAGCCACAAGTACTCTTTGATCCACCCCGCCAGCCAGCTCGGGTATGTGACCTTGTCGTCGTAGGTCGATGGCAGGAAGAACTTGCCCGAGATCGCGACCGCGATCGCAACGGTAGGAACGACGGTCGCCGCAGTCTGGAACGCGAGGGGTTGCACGTCACGCACCGTATCTAGATCGTGGCCTCGCGTGAGGGCCTTTGGTCCAACTGCCTGTCAATGTCCGCGACTAGCCTGGTCGACGTATGACCTTCGCTGCCAAAGAGGGCACCTCCACCACCACCCCCGCGGCGATCGAGCTGCCATCGTCCCCCGACAGCACCCGCCTCGGGGTGAGCTTCCTGTTCACGAACACCGGCTCGGTGACGCTGTGGTGTGGCGGTGAGGACATACAGGTCGGCCAGCGGTGGCCACTGCTGGCCGGCGCGACCGTGCCTATGCCGCTCAATGGCCCGGACACCCTATGGGCGTACACGGAGTCGGGGTCGACCACCTGGGCCTGGCTGAGGAACGACGACTGATGGCCCTCGGCGCGCCCACGTACCTCATGACTCCGGGCTCGCTCGGCAACAACCTCGGCCTGGACTTCATGGCGGCCTTGGTTGTGCAGCCCCCCTCCCAAGGCGGCTTCGGCTCAGCCCCCTTCGGCTCGGCCCCGTTCGGCGCGTGATGCGGACTACCAGCCACCCCGACGACGGCGTGCTTCGTCATCTCGCCGACGCTGCTCGTCTTGCCTACGCCGCTCCTGCTCTTGGCGGCGCCGCTCTTCCTCGCGCCTCCGCTGCTCCTCCTGACGACGTAGCTCAGCCCGGCGCAAGTCCTCGCGCCTGCGCTCGTCGTCCAGTCGGCGTTGCTCATCTCGACGCCGCTGGTCGTCCTCGACAAGTCGCCGCCGCCGAGCTTCGTCGTCCCGGCGTAACTGCTCACGCCGGTGGTCTTCCTGGTCTCGCGCGTACCGCCGGCGCCACTCGTCATCACGCTTGCGGGCGTCACGAACACGGTCTTCCTCGAGCTGGCGGTAGTAGTCAGCCCTCATCTGTGCGACACGGCGGTCCTGCTCTTCGTCCTCGTGCCGCTGCCGGCCGAACCAGCCCATGTCGCCTCCCCGTCGTGACGCTCCCGAGCGATCACGGTACGGCCGAGTGCGATGTCGTGGACAGCCCTTTCAGCGGTTCCGCATCGCACACCCTCACCCCGGCAGGTCCTCGCATCGACCTGCCCCAAACCTAGGAGTCACGGATGGCCAAGTACCCAGGCACGGATGTCGATGAGATTGAGTTCCTTGCTCCCGGTTCGGCGAGCGGTGTTGTAGACGAGAACAACTGGGCGAAGCGTCTGAACGTCGCTCTTCGGACCCTTGGATTGTCGCTGTTGACAAAGCGCCAACGATTTAGCGATCAAGGGCTGAAAACCAGCTCTTACGCCATGCTGCCATGGCACAGCGTTTCATTTGATACGACTGCGGCCGCAATATCTCAGCCCCTGCCGTTGTCACCCGACAACGGTGACGAAGTCGAGATCCTCCTAGCTGCTGGCGCGAACGCACTCTCGCTCACCTACGGTGGTTCCACCTTAGAGACCATCTCGACGGTTGGCTTTGGAGTCACCCTCCGTTGGTCGGGGACCGCGTGGAAGGTCGGTTCGGATCGGCGAAGCAAGACGGCTCTCGACGCCAACTACGCGACCTACAACCAAGGCCGACGCGTCGCCGTTGAGCATCTCACTTCGGTCTCTGGCCAAGCCATACCGGAGGGCGCAGTGGGTGTTCTCGTCAGCCTCGTTGGTGGTGGCGGTGGTGGTGGTGGTGGACGACGCGGCGCTGCTGGCACCGTCCGTTGCGGTGGTGGTGGTGGTGGTTCAGCGGGTGTTTTTGAAGACTTCTGGATACCGGCCGCGAATCTTGGGACCACATACTCCGTCACCATTGGCGCGGGTGGAACTGGCGGCTCCGCTGGCGGCGCCAACGACACAAACGGAGGCAAAGGTGGTGATGGCGGGACTACGACATTTACAGCTGGCAGCTACACCTTTCGCGTGCAGGGTGCAGTAGGCGGATCGGGTGGTTCGGCAGCAGACGGTGTCGGTGGAGCTCCTGGAAGCGGTGGTCAACCAGGGACAATGGGTGGGTCTGCCTCGACGTCGGGAGGGATAGGTGGCAACCCAAACGCGAATTACTCAGGCGCCTCAGGTCCCGGAGGGGCTGGAGGCGGAATCAGCGCCGCCGATGCCGCCAGCAACGGCGGCGCCGGCGGCGGCAGCTTTTGCTTCAACCAGGGCAACACTCAGTTCGCCGGTGGCATCGTCGGTGGCGCAGGCCCTGCTTCTGGCGCGGTAGGTATGCCCGGCTGGCGTGGCGGAGGTTCGGGTGGCGGTGCTGCTTCAATCACTGGTCCTGCACAAGCAGGTGGGACAGCTACTGCATCGGTTAAAGGGGCGGGCGGTGGTGGCGGAGGTGCGTCTCTCAACGGCAACGCTGCTGGAGCCGGCGGCAACGGATCGCCCGGTTGGGCTCGCGTCATCTTCGTGTACGGGTAACACATGACTTTTGATCCAGTCTTTTCTTCAATCGCACCTCGGTCACTAACGAATGCAAATCGCGAGCTAGTACGACGGGCAGCCACAAACTGCATTGACACTCAGATGCAATGGGTCAACGCGACTTATCCTGGCTCGGGCACAATTGCGTCATTTGGCGGTGTTGCCGAAGAACACCTCCGCCCGCCCGCAAGCATCGCTTTTAGCTTTGCTGTGCTCGTAACCACTGGCGGGATCACCCCCGGCGTGTCGGCATATTCAGCCGTGGAGATTCAAGCGACGGCAGTTCGTTTGATCGATTCCTTCGCTCAGACGCATGTCGCAAACGGCGGCAATTGGGGGGGTGATCCGGCAACTGCAATGCTTGAGCTCGAAGCGTCGTTCCCATACCGCTGGCAAGGAGCTCTTTGGGTCGCGTTTGCAGCATGTGGCGCGCGCCTGCTGTGGTCGCAATTGTCGACTGCTCAACAGCAGCGAGTCGAGAACATGATGGTCAGCGAGTCCAATCGCTTCCTTGCTTACCCCCCGCCATATTATCGAGATCCTTCCGGGCGCGTCCTCTTCTTCCCGTTTGCAGACTCCAAGGCTGAAGAGAACTCGTGGAACGGGTGGGTTCTCACGCTCACCGCGGGTGCGTTTCCAGAACATGCGAATGCGGAGCTTTGGTTGCGTAAAGGTCTCGAATTCTGCATCTCTGCTACCGCAACTCCTGCAACGCCCACGTCGAAGCGCCCTCATAATGGACTATCTGGATGGGCCCTCAAAGCCGGCTCTAACATTGAGTTAGGTGGATATCTCTACAACCACAACATCATTGCAGCGAACTACGTCGCTTCCCTCGCCCAGAACTGGATCAATGGCTTGTCGTTTGCTCTATCGACGGGAAAGATTCCAGCAGCATCCTTAGTGAACGCGTCTCTCGTTTACCGATCGATGACGGATGTGTTTTTCTCATCCCCGCCTCAACTGGCTCCAGGCGGCACGGTCTACAAGGCGGGAAGCGCTGACATTTATTACCCCGGCGGGGATGACGGCGACGCCAACAGGATGGCTTGCTACGTTGCGCTGGATGGCCTCGCGCACTGCATTCAAGGCGACTCTAAATCGAGCGTGCCGGCCGACACTTGGTTAACGCGTCATGCGCAACGCCAGCTAGATCTGCACAGCGCTTCACCTACAGCGCGTCGCAGTCCCTGGGATATGTATCACGCAACATGGCCACTGCTCGCGGACTACGTCGTCGGCGCGCTTTCGTCAACCATCTCGAACGAGTTGCCGTCGGCGCTATTGAAAGTGGCATCGTGACCAGCCTCGATTGGGGCTTTCGCAACTTCGGCGATCGGTTGCTGTATGCAGCGAACGATCCCGTTGTGGTTATCCCTCAACCGGATCCAGACGTGCCCGAGCTCGCAGTTGACCGCCTCAGTCAGTACTAGCCGATAGAGCAAACGGGGCGCTTGCTAAGTGGTCTTCGACTGATCTCTACACGCCGGCACCACTTCGCTCAAGGCTGCGAGGTGAACTTGTCAACGAGACGCGCTTGTTTGCCCACTTCCGGTATATACATCGATCCGTCGGCCCTCTTGAGTTTCGCAGTCACCTCGGAGAGGATTTCATTCCCCGTGCCAGCATAAGCCCCCGCGCGTACGCCGACGGTTCCTGAGTCTTCAACACTCCCCGACATTGAGATTCTCGCCGAACTCGGCGATAGCTCGTCGAAAAACACGCTTGTGTGCAATTGCCCCCGAACCTCAATATCGCGGAAAATGAGTTCGAAGGGGTTGCCACCTTCGGCTTGCACCGTAATCAACAGCTCAGCTCCGGACTCAACAACTATTCCCCCGAGGTAGACGGGTTTTTTGTTGAACTTCTCGTGACCGTTGGGAATATGCAAGTAAAGGGTTCCCCTTCCGGAAAGCAGCCGAACGGAGGGACCGTGCCAACTGTCGGCGGTTCCGTACTCACCGTTCAGCTGAACAAACGTCTCACCTGCGATCTTAAGACCTCTGAAGCTCCCTCTACGCGCGATGCAATGAACGTGAGAGTCGACCAAGAGTGCGTTATCCAGACTTAGCGTGCCACACTTCAGGTACCTCACTTCGAATCGACGCAGCTCCGCTCCAGTCAGGTCGAGCACCATGGATTCGCTGTCCGTATCCAAGATGGAGACCAACCGCTTCCCGATGGTCTGACGTAGACCCACTTCCTCCGCTATTTGGGCCGATGGCCAAGGGAGGCGAAGGTAAGCAGCAAGCACATCAACGCATGTCTGTCGCTGATCTTGCCAATCGAACGATACTTTCTCCATGGCGTAAACGCCTGCCAAGCGGACCGCGGCCTTGTCGTCTCCCAGCATCCTTGCGGCATCCTGAAAGCGTTTGGCGTACTGCTCCTCACGCCACTGCTCGCGATCCGCTTGGTCCTTCGCCGTGGCACGAAGAACGTCGGCAAGGTATTGCTCGCGGTCTAGCCGATCCCTCTCCCCGGCGATCTTGATGTCGTCACGGTATTGCTCGCGATCTCTAGCGTCTTTAGTTTGGGCTTCCTTGAGCTGTTCACGACCAAGGGCGACGTTTCGGTGATTTATAAGCACACCAAGACCTGCCGCCACAGCCGCCAGGGTCCCGGCCAACACAACTCCAACCGGCGTCCGAGCTGCGTTATATGCCTCCTGCATCTCGACCCGCTGTGTCCTGCGGTTGTAGAGGTCTTCATTGACCAACCACTCGGGCAGTTTCCAGACGCCAAGGAAGATGATCGACAGGCCCAAGAGCACGGCCAACACGATGGCCAGGGCGAGACGTTTCCTCACCCAGGCGGTCAAATCGTCCAGCCGTCGACCGACCAATAGCGCCATTCGGCCTTGAGGCCGCTTCTTGGTCGTGGCGTCCGCCGACGCCGTTGGGTTGCCGCCCTCGCGGCTCTCATCTGTCATGCAGGCTCAGACCGCACGGTGCGCGAGAACGTAAAACACGCCGAGGCCCACCCACAACAGCGCAAGCAAAGGCGGGGTCCAAGCCGCAATTCGCGTGGGGCGCCAATCCTTCTCCCAAGGGGAATCAGACGTCATCGGCTCCGCACTCTTCCACAGAAAAGTCAGGTCATTATCGGGCACGCCAGTCCTGGTGGTGGGATCTCGATCAGTGATGCCATCCAGGTCTTGTTCTCGGCGGTAGGCCACATACCTCCAGTGTTCAAGCCACTGCAGGCTTGCGTGCGTGACTCCCCACCAGATCACGGAAACGATTACGCCAAATAGGCAGACGCCGACTTTCAGAACCCAGGTGAGGCCTGTGGTGAGGTCGTCGTCTCCAGGAGCGGCGAAGGCAATGAGGGCTGCCTCGATGATCAAAAAGGCGCTGAAGCGCGTCCAGATGATCTGGATCTCCGAGTTGAGGTGGTTCCAGGCCATCTCGAAGCGGGACCAGGCCAGCTCGTCGGGTGTCACGCGCGCAACGTAGCGATCATCGCCTGCCCGCGTCTGCAGTTCAGACGATTGGGCTGGTCTTGTCCCAAGAGCGGTGCAGGAGATGCGGCTGCTCCGCGAGCCTCAGCTGCTCTTCCCAGTCGTCACGTACCGGCTTGGCGCCGAAGGTCACGCACCAGCGCACAGCGTCCTCGAACGACTGGCGCGGGACGGGCAGGTGCGCACCGTCGATGAGTCGGCCGGCCGTGGCCATCGCCGAGCCGAGGTGCATGTGCGGCTCGTGGACGGGGGAGGAGCCGCGCGGGTGCCAGTGCATCGCCCACAGCTCAGCACCACCGTCGTCGAGGCTGTACTTGTAGCCCAACGTGGTCACGCGGCATGGCCCCTTCGGGCCAGTGTCCGGGATGACCTTCCACTCCATAGAGGCGTGGAAGACGAGATCGCGGTCGCCAGCGACACTGCGCAAGCTCAAGCCGCCACCAGCGTTGATGATCCACTTGGCGTCGGACCCCAGCTTCGGGCTCCGGCTGGGCTTGCAGCTGATGCGTGCACCAATGGCGAGACAGCCCAGGGCAGCCTGCAGGGGCTCTACGAAGGCGGTAACCGCTTCAGCGGGCGTTCGGCCTGGCACCCCGAGATGGTGTCAGTCGAGCAGCTCTGCGACGTCCATGACGCGCATCACCGCAGGCGTGTCGACGCCGTCGTACTCGCCTGCCGCTCGGCGAGCCAGGAAGGTGGCACCGTCAATGTCCAGGTAGCGCTTAGCCACATGGTCCAGGTTGTCGCGCACCTCGTCGAGGTCGATGTCTTCGACGGTCACTCCGGTGTGGAGGGCGGCAAGTTCGGCAATCGTCATGGCGTCTCTCCTCCTTCGCTCCGTACGCTCTCATCGGCGTCCGACATGTCGCTGTGCGTCGCACCACGACGCACTGTGTCGCATGTTGTCGTACGCCTCTGGCAACAACCTAAGCCCTCAGAGCAGTCCATACGAGCCCCAGAGACCACATTGAGACGTATGGCTCAGCGCTCCACGAGCGTGACACCGTTCGAACACTTGTGCGACACTGCTGCAGCTGGCCCGGCCTCGGAGGGGAAGCCGCAGGCCGTGGCCAGCCCCTCGCTTTCGGCACCGCGTCCCCCTTTCGAGGGTCACGCCACTCATCACCACGCTCCGTGTCCGAGGTGATCGGTACTCTCCGTCCATCATGAGCGACCACGGACAGCAGTCGAACCTCACCGCTGAGCAACGCGCCCGCGTCCTGATCGACGTTCAACTCACCGCGGCCGGGTGGGCTGTCCAGGATCGCAAGGACATCAACCTGTGGGACGGCGCCGGCCAGGCCGTCCGCGAGATGATCATGAAGCCCGGCCACGGCCGAGTCGACTACCTCCTGTACGTCGACAAGCACGTCGTGGGCGTCATCGAGGCCAAGCCCGAGGGGACCACACTCTCCGGCGTCGAGTGGCAGTCGGCCATGTACTCCTCGGGGCTGCCCAAGGACGTGCAGCTCAAGGCCACAACCAAGGACGGCCGCATCCCCTTCGTCTTCGAGGCCAGTGGCACCGAGACGCACTTCACCAACGGCTACGACCCGGACCCGCGATCGCGGCGCATCTTCGCTTTCCCGACGCCCTCGACTCTCGCTCGCGCGCTCCGTGACGCGGACGACGACCCAGATCGCCCCACCTGGCGGGCCAAGGTCCAGGCCCTGCCCGAGCTAGACGTGAAGCCGCTACGCCCGGCTCAAGTCGAGGCGATCACGGGGCTCGAGAAGTCGCTCGCCGCTCAGCAGCACGATCGCTCGCTGATCCAGATGGCTACCGGCGCGGGCAAGACGTACACCGCCGTCACGTCCTGCTACCGCCTGCTGAAGTGGGGCGGCTTTCACCGAGTCCTCTTCCTCGTGGACCGGAACAACTTGGCCGACCAGACGCTGGGCGAGTTCCAGAACTACCGGGCGCCTGACGACAAACGTCGCTTCACGGAGCTGTACAACGCAGACAAGCTGACGAGCGCGGGAGCCCTGGGGTCGACGCACGTCGTCATCTCGACCATCCAGCGGGTCTACTCGATGCTTCGCGGCCAAGCCGTCACCGATGCTGACGATCCCAACCTCGACAACTACGTCCCGCCAAAGCCCGTCGAGGTCGAGTACTCCGCCTCGCTTCCCCCGGAGTCGTTCGACCTCATCATCGTCGACGAGGCGCACCGATCCATTTACGGGAACTGGCAGGGCGTGCTCTCGTACTTCGATGCCCACATCGTCGGCCTGACGGCAACGCCAGGGAAGCAGACGTTCGGCTTCTTCCGCCAGAACCTGGTCTCGGAGTACACCTATCCACAGTCTGTGGCTGACGGTGTGAACGTCGACTTCGACCTGTACAAGATCGTCACCCAGATCACCCAGCAGGGCTCGACGATCGACGCCGGCACGGTTGTGCCGACCGTGGATCGCCGTACGCGGAAGCAGAAGCTCGTAGAGCTTGAGGACGACCTCGCCTACACGGGCGGCCAGCTCGACCGAGCTGTGACATCGACCTCCCAGATTCGTCTGGTCCTTGAGACGTTCCGCGACAAGGTGTTCACGGACATCTTCCCGGGGCGATCGACGGTCCCTAAGACGCTCATCTTCTGCAAGGACGACGCACACGCCGAAGAGGTGGTGACGACCGTCCGCCAGGTCTTCGGCAAGGGCAACGACTTCGCCGCGAAGATCACCTACAACGCAAAGGACCCGAAGAAGGCGCTGCAGTCCTTCCGGACGTCCTCAACGCTCCGTGTCGCCGTCACCGTGGACATGATCGCCACCGGCACCGACGTGAAGCCGCTTGAGTGCCTGATCTTCATGCGCGACGTCCGCTCTGCTCAGTACTTCGAGCAGATGAAGGGCCGCGGCGCCCGCACGATCGACCCGTCGGACTTCCAGCTCGTCACCCCCGACGCCAAGGCCAAGACGCGCTTCGTGCTGGTCGACGCCATCGGAGTCACCGACCACGCGTTCGTCGAGCCACCGCTGAACCGCGAGAAGTCGATCTCACTGCAGAAGTTGCTTGGCAAGGCTGCCACGCTGACGCTCAACGAGTCTGAAGCGGCCACGCTCGCCTCCCGGCTGGCTGCTCTTGAGCTGCAACTGACGCCAGCCGAGCGCGATGAATTGGACGGCGTGGCGGGTGGACCCGTGAAGGACATCGTTCGCGGCCTGGTCGACGCGGTGGACCCGGATCTGCAGGCCCAGGTGAAGGCCACAGCGGCCGATCCGGACAAGGCGGTGCGCGACCTCATCGTCAACGCCACGCAGCCCCTCGCCTCGAACCCAGACTTCCGCAACCGCATCCTCGAGATGCGCCAGGCGAAGGACCGCGTCATCGACGAGGTGAGCAAGGACGAGCTCGTCGACGCCTACGGAGTCGTCGACACCGACCGAGCGAAGTCGATCGTGGACTCATGGCGCACCTATCTTGATGAGCACCGAGACGAGATCACCGCGATTCAGGTCTTGCAGGAGGCCAAGGAACGTCGCGTCTCCTTCGACGACATCAAGGAGCTGGCGGACCGGATCGCTCGGCCTCCGCACTCCTGGACTCCCGAGCTGCTGTGGGCGGCGTACGAGGCGGTTGACGCCGGCAAGGTCCGCAAGAGCAAGGCGCACACCCTGACTGACCTCGTCGCCCTGCTTCGGTACACGATGGGCGTCGACGTGGAGCTGGTGCCCTACGCGGAGACAGTCCGCGAACGGTACACGGCGTGGCTGACACAGCAGGAACAGGCGGGCGTGGTGTTCAACGAGGACGAACGATGGTGGCTGGACCGGATGGCCGAAGTGATCGCGTCATCGGCAGGACTATCGGAAGACGCCCTCGACGTTGCACCCTTCAGTGAACGAGGTGGTATCGCTGGGCTTGAACGGGACCTGGGCGACCGGACCATTGCCCTCATCGACGAACTGAACGACAGGCTGACGGCATGACCGATTCGATCCCGAGCGTCGTTTGGGACGACACGACGATGGAGCGAGTCGCAGACATCGTTCCGGGCAAGACACCTAAGGGCTTGGCTGAGTTTCTTGAGGGGCGTCCGGACACAGGACGCACGATCCCTTTCTTCAAGGTGGGCGATATGAACACCCACCCGACCACCATGACCCACAGTCGTGTGTACGTCTCGGAGCAAGAAGCCAAGGCGCTGTCACTGCGCATGCTTCCACCGGGTGCGATCATCTTCCCAAAAGCGGGGGGCGCCATTGCAACCAATAAGAAGCGCAGGCTTGGGGTCCCAGGAGCGGTCGACCTGAACTGCATGGCAGTAATCCCTGGCCCCGACGTATCGGCTCGCTACCTGATGCACTGGTTTGAAGCGTTGGATCTCAAGAGTCTTTCCAACGGCTCAGTTCTTCCGCAGATCGGGAAAGCTGCTGTCTCGGAACTGCCCTTCAACAGGCCGCCACTTCCCACCCAGGAGCGCATCTCGGACTTCCTGGACGACCAACTTTCCAGCCTTAAAGTAGCGGAAGCGGCACTGCTCACCGCTCGAGAAAGGGCGGCGCGCCTCCAGCACGCCTACTCCGGGAACTTCTTTCTGACAGGACGCCCCGTTGTGCCTTTGACGCATTACGTCTCGTCAATCACCGCTGGTAAGTCTTTCGGCAAGGCAACGCGCGCTGCTGCCGAGAACGAATGGGGAATCGTCAAAGTCAGCGCCATGACGTGGGGAAGCTTCCGACCCGAAGAGAACAAGTTCGTCGACGCCCACCTGATTGATCCCCGTTTTGAAATCCGTGAGGGTGACCTCCTTGTCAGCCGCGCGAACACAGAAGAATATGTAGGAGCCTCTGTTCTAGTTGGCGAGACCCGTCCTCGTTTGCTGCTAAGCGACAAGAGCATGCGATTGTCGCTACGCGAGGGTGTCAATGGAGCATGGTTACAGGCGGTGCTCTCTTCCAAGTCAGTGCGTCAACAAATTAGTGGGCTTGCAACCGGCACTAAGGACAGCATGCGGAACATATCGCAAAAGAACCTGCTGTCGGTGCTGGTTCCATTGAGTGACTCCAGAGAACAAGACCAACAGATCGCTGACTACACAAGCGCCAACCTCGGGGTGAGCCGTATTACCTCACAACTGACCAGTCTTCACGCTCGCAGCGGAGCCTTGCGACGCCGCGCACTGCAAACTGCCATGCGCCTAGAAGGAGTGACCGATGAGCGCTGAGTCTCGCCGGCTAGTCGAGAAACTGTGGGCTTACTGCCATCATCTTCGCGACGAGGGTGTCAGCACTATTGAGTACACAGAGCAGCTGACCTGCCTCCTTTTCCTGAAGATGGCTGACGAACGCGAGAATCGCAAGATTCGCCCGGAAGTCATCGTCCCACCTGAGTACTCCTGGCAGAAGCTGGTGCGTGCCGACGGGGCCGCACTAGAAGAGCAGTATCGCAGGACCCTGCAAGGCCTGGGGAGTAAGCCCGGCGTACTTGGCCAGATTTTCCGCAAGTCTCAGAACCGTATCGCGGACCCAGCAAAGCTCAAGCGCCTCGTCAAGGATCTAATTGACAAGGAGAACTGGTCGGCCACTGGCGTCGACATCAAGGGGGACGCGTACGAAGAGCTGTTGGCGCGTGGCGCGGAGGACACCAAGTCCGGTGCGGGCCAATACTTCACGCCTCGTTCCGTGATTCAAGCCGTCGTCGAATGCGTTGAACCGACCGTCAATGACAGAGTCGTAGACCCCGCAGCAGGCACGGGTGGGTTTCTGCTCGTCGCCCACGAGTTCGCATCTCAAGACGCGGAAAGTTACACGCCGACGCAGCGCAAGCATCTGAACGAGGCCTTTATTCATGGCATCGAACTCGTCGACAACACGGCTCGACTAGCTGCGATGAACATGGTCCTTCACGGCATTGGGTCCCCAAGCGGAGACAGTCTCATAGAGGTGCGTGACTCCCTGATTGCTCCTCCTGCCGAGCGCTATTCGGTCGTGCTATCGAACCCGCCCTTCGGGCGTAAGTCCTCGATGAAGATGGTCGCTGCCGACGGCAGCGAAGTGGATGAGGATCGCGAGATCGAAAGAGCGGACTTCGTTGCCACGACGGCGAATAAGCAGTTCAACTTCATGCAGCACATCTGCACGCTGCTGGAGATGAATGGGCGAGCGGCCGTTGTCCTCCCGGACAACGTCCTGTTCGAGGGCGGCGCGGGCGAGACCATCCGACGTCACCTACTCAACAACTTCGACCTTCACACGATGCTTCGCCTGCCGACGGGCATCTTCTACAAGCCCGGAGTCAAGGCAAACGTTCTTTTCTTCGAGAAGCGCCCCGCTCGCGAAGAACCATGGACAGAGGCCATGTGGGTGTACGACATGAGGACAAATAAGCACTTCACGCTTAAACGCCAACCACTACTGCGGGAGCATCTGCAAGATTTTGTGGACTCGTACTTGATCGGTAAACCCCGGGGTGAAAGGGTCGAGTCCGAGCGGTTCAAGCGTTTCACGTTTGACGAGTTGATCACCCGAGAGCTCGTAAACTTGGACCTCAAGTGGCTCAAGGATGAGTCTCTCGAAGATCTCAATAGCCTTCCCGCGCCAGACGTGATCGCGCGCGAGATCGTCGAGGACCTCACTGCTGCCCTCGCCGAGTTCGAAGCGGTGGCGGCATCGCTGGAGGCGTACGTCGAAACAGACTAGGGGTGAGTCTAAAGAGGGCAGTGACCAGGTCCGCGGTCACTGCCCTCTGTCGTTCCCGAAACTAGCCTGGTGAGCAATGACGGTTACCGAGGCCCGTGTCGGGCTCACCCTCCCCGCGGCACGACCGCTCACTGCCGCAGAGGTCGCCGGGAACTTCGACCTCATCGACCGTCTGCTGGCCCTTCTCGAACTGGCGGGACCAGACGCCGGCCCGGTCCCCGAGGCCGAACTACGCCGACGCGCCGTCGATCAGCTGAGCCAGGCACTCTCCCGCGAGGTCGACGACCGACGCGCTGCAGTCCTTGACCTCCAGACGCGGATCGTCACCGCCGCCAGTAGCGCTCAGTCCACCGTGCTCGACGAGGCTCTGGCCGCGGTCGACACCGAGGCCTAAGCGCGTGCCGCCGCTGATGACGAGAAGGTCGACAAGGTTGGCTCCGAGGACGTCGTGATCACCGACCCGCTGCGGGGTGTCGTCATGACGGATACGAACGGCCAGCGTTGGCGGTTCACGGCCACCACCAGTGGGGTCTGGAACTCCTCCCCCATCTGATGCCCGAGCACGCAACCCACAAGGAGGTAGAGGCGGTTCAGCGAGCCGCGGCGACAGCGCGAGCCGCCGCTGACGAGGCGAAGGCTGCTGCCGACCGCGCCCAGAAGGTCGCTACCGACCTAGAGGCCGTGGCCGCCAAGAAGAACGACCTCACCGCGCTGCAGGCTGCAGCAGATAAGGCCAGTGGCGAGATCGCTGCCGCCGAACTTGCACACCAGCAGCTCGCGGCTGCGGCCAGTGCTGCGATGTCGAAGGCGAACAGTGCGGGCGGTACGGCCACGTCGGCGATGAACAAGGCAGACAGCCTGAACAGCGAGATTGCGGCCCTGAACGCTACGAAGTACTGGCTGGATGACAGGACGGCGGCCAGACGGGCCACCTCAATCGGGGCCGTCAGCACCGTCACCGTTACGTTCAGTATCCCGGCACCCAACACCGACTACAGCATCGCGTGCTCCATCACGTCGCCCTCTGGACTGCTGGGTAGCTTGAGCGCATCCCCCGTTCTGGCGAGTCGCACGACGACCACATGCCAGATCCAGGTCAAGAACTCGGCGCTCATCGCGCTCTCGCTCGGTGCCGCAACGCTTCACGTTGTAGCGGCTCGTGGCTACCGTCCCAGCTGACCGTCCCGCTCCCCCTGGGTCGTTCGACCTACGCTGGTCCGCAAATGCCAGGTGGCGTACGCAAGCGCATCGAACTCATCCACGTAGGCGAAGAGTGGCCGCTCTCGACCGGCCCGGTGACCTTCACCCAGGAACATCTGCAGTCGGCCGTCGACGCGTCTCTCGACCCTGCGGTTCGACCGGCCGTCATCAAACTCGGGCACAAGTCGCCCTACAACACGGAGCTGACCGCCAACGGCGGCGAGCCCGCGTTCGGCAAGGTTGTGAACCTGAGTCTGTCCGCAGACGGCATGACCCTCTACGGCGATCACGTTGACATGCCCCTGTGGCTCGACGACAACATGCCCACCATGTACCCGCGCCGTTCCATCGAAGGGCGGTTCGAGTACCCGACCCCCCGCGGCAAGGTCTACCCCTTCGTCCTCCGGGCGGACGCCCTCCTCGGCACCGTGTACCCAGCGATCAGCACACTGGCCGACATCGAATCCCTCGCGACCGCCGAGTCCGTCGATGACATCACGTTCGTCGACGCAGACGAACTCGTGGTGGCCGCCTCACTTGCAGACGACGACGGTGGTGTCGTCGCGAAAGGACCAGACATGCCCACCAAACCCAAGAAGTCGCAGAACATCGAGGCCTCAGTTTCGGCCGATGACATTCGCCGCGAGTACTACGACAGCCTCGACCAAGAGGACTACTACGCGCGGTGGATTCGAGCAACGTTCGTAGACCCGCCCGAACTCATCGTCAGCGACGATCGCACCGTCCCGTACCTGCTCAAGGTGCCTTACACGACCAACGCCAACGACGACTCGGTGACGTTCGGCGAGGCGGTCAAGGTCAAAGAAGTCTTTCAAGAGGTCACCGAGGACGTAGCCGCTTCTGCCGCAGACGGTTCGGGAGCCACCTGGTATTCCACCCCCGAGAAGTCGCGCCCTGCTAAAGATGTCAATAGGTCGAATGACTCAATCCACGCAAGCGAGGAACAGCCCGTGAACCCTGAACACCTGGAGGCTCTTGGCCTCGAAGAGGGTGCCACCGATGAGCAGATCGCGGAGGCCATCGCTGGCCTCAAGACCGCTCCGGTGACCACCGACTCGAACATCGAGCCAGAGGGCGACGAGGACGACGACACGCCACCCGCCACTCCTCCGGGCTCCCCGCCCGTCACGGTGCCGCAGCAGAAGGCTGACGAAGCTGTCACGCCCGAAACTGTCATGGTCGACGCCGCGGCGTGGAACGAGTCACAGGCTGAACTCGGCCGCCTCCGCGAGATGCGTCTCGCCGCCGAGGCGCGCGAGAACGATGAGTTCATCGCCGCCGCACTCAAGGACGGTCGCATCGCTCCTGCGGTGAAGGGCCAGTGGCGCAAGGCGCTCGATAGCGTCAACGCCTCCGAGGTGCGCGCCACCATCGAGTCGTTCCCCAAGGGCACGATCAACGTCACCGAGCAGGGTCACAGCGGTCATGGCGAAGACGTCGAAGCCAGCGAGACCGCGGAGTATCCCGCCGAGTGGGGAAGTCTCCTCTCAGTCCGAAAGGCGAACGCATAATGGCCAACGAGTGCATCCCTCTCTACCGCGGCGGTGACCCTGACCTCACTGGTCACTGCACCGCCCCCGTCACTGGCGGCACGTTCGTCGGCCTCTCGGGAACTATCCAGTCCGGTCCCGAGCTGACCACGGCCACCGACGGCAGTAACTTCCGCATAGCCACGGCAGCGGCCGGCACCGCGGCCGTTGGTGTCTCGGCGCAGGACTGCGCGAGCAACAAGAAGGTCGCCTATCTCCGCCACGGCAACGTCGTCCCCATGGTCGCCGACGGCAACATCACTGCCAACGACCCGATCGAGGTTGGCACCGCTGGCAAGCCCAAGACCCGCGCATCGAGCGGTGCGACCACGGTCCACGTTGGCAAAGCCCACACCACGGCAGCTAGCGGCGCCGTCGTCTACATCGAGATCCTTTAGGAGCGCCCGTGCCAACACCTGCACCCACCATGTATCCCCTCGACCCGGGCAGCGTTAACGGTCCCGTCTACTCGGCGGACACCCTCGTCAAGGAGCCGACGCGAGCCAACCGCTTCCTGACCGACTACCTCAACATCAACCGCTCACGCTTCCTACTCGACGTCATCTTCGACAACGGCGGTGGCATGTCAGGCGGCGCGATCATCTTCGAGAGCCAGGGTCTGAACGACTTCTACCCGGTTCGCGACGTCGCCCAGGTCGCCCCCGGAGCCGCGTTCCCGCTGGTCACCTTCAACCGCCAGGTCCTCGGCCAGGCATCGCCCGAGAAGTGGGGTGGCGAGTACGAGTACACCTACGAGGCTCGTGACCGCAACGACATCCGTCAGCTCGGTCGCAACAACGTCCAGCTCGCCAACTCGATCATCCGCAAGCTCAATTTGCGGGCGCTCGAAGAGCTGAACAAGGGCATCGCCAGTCTCGGCGGTGCGGGCATCATCGAGGGTCACAACTGGACCGCGGCGATCCCGAACGGCTCGAACCCGACGGCTCCGGCGCTCACGCCTATCGCTGACCTCGCCAAGGTCATCGAGACCAACGACCTCCGAGAGCTTGGCCTCGTCTACAACACGCTGGTCATCCACCCGCGTGACATGACGACCCTGCGCCTCTTCTACGGCCAGGACCTCAGCGCCGTCCTCTCGGACTACGGCTTCGACGTGCTCTTCGTGAGCACCCACGTAGCCGCTGGCTCGGTGTACGCCATCGCGGGTGCCGGCCAGGTTGGCCAGTACCGCGTGGAGCAGCCCCTCCAGACCGTCAGCGTCGAGGACAAACTCGTGGAGAAGTTCACGGTCAAGTCCTCGGTCCGACCGGCCATGTTCGTGGACAACCCTTACGCGATCCTGCAGATCACCGGAGTGCGCGGCTAATGGCGCTCCGGAAGGTCGTCTGGGCAGGCGTCAACTACACCAAGGACGGCATTGCGCTGTCGGCATCGCGCGGGGACGTCATCGACTTCGACGCAGAAGACCTCAAGCGTCTCGAAGGCAAGGGCGCTGTCACGAGCGTCGACGACGAGCTGATGGTGCCGGGGGTGCTCCTTGAGCTGAATGAGAACGCTTCCGTCCAGCAGGTCATCAGCTACCTCGACTCGGGTCGCATCCCCGAGATCCTTGCCCAGGCCGCGAGCTACCCGCTCGGTCTGGTCGACAAGATCTTGGTCGAAGAGGAGCGGGGCCAAGAGCGCGCCGACCTCCTCAAGGGCTTGCGGGCTCGCCTGGGGAAGGATCCCGCGTCCCCCACCCTGGACGCCGCGCAGCTCTCGTTCGACCCGATCGCCCTAGTCAAGGGTGACGTCGCCGACATCGTGGCCTACGCAACGGAGCGTCCCGAGACCGTGTCGGCTCTGCGTACGGCGGAGCTAAGCGGCCAGAAGCGCAAGGAAGTCATTGACGCGCTCGACGGCATTCACACCTCGGCGCCCCTGCTCCCCGCTGACACCACCGGCCAGGGCATCCCGAGCACCGAGACGTTCGACCCGTCAGCAAGTGCGCTCGATGCCCCCACCGTGCTCGAAGGCAACGAGGGTGCCGTCTTGGCTTACGCCGAAGATCACCCCGAGGACGTTGCCACCCTCCTGGAGGCCGAACAGGCCGACAAGGGCAAGAAGCGCAAGGGCGTCATCGAGGGGCTGACCAAGCTCACCGAGGCCTAGTGGCCACGCCGCCGACCTGGGTGCCGACGGTGGCCCAGGTCGCGGGCTACATCCCGACCCGGACGAAAGAGCTGCGAAGCACCCGCTACCTCGACACGTTCACCGACGCCACGCGTCCCACCGCAGTGCAGGTGACAGCCATCGCTGCCGACGCTGCCCGACGGGTCAAGTCCGCTGTCGGCCCAGAGATGCCCGAGCGTCTTGAGGACTCGGCCGGCATCGCTGCCGCGATCCTCGCCGCCGCTTGGATCGAGCGTGCCTACTTCCCGGAGCAGCTAGAGACCGATCGCTCCGCGTACGACGCCCTCATGGCTGAGTACGACAAGGAGCTGGCACTGCTCATCTCCGCAACCGCGGAGGGGACTGAGGACCCCGGAGACGGCGGCACGGTCATCACTTCCGGCATGCCCGCCTACGGCTTCCCAGCTGTCGGCGCCCCAGCAAGCGGCGTCCGTTGGTAACCGCTCGCCTCACGGTCACCGGCAACAAGGCTGTCCTCCGCCGCCTTCATCGGCTCAGCCAGCGCACGTCGCTGAAGAATGTGGCCCCGGCCATGCACCGTCAGTTCAAGAAAGACGAGGCACTGGCGTTCGGTACGAAGGGCCTCAGCACCTACGACGGAGCCTGGAAGCGGCTCGCTGAGAGCACCCTCGCGGCCAAGCGTCAGCGTCGTCAGCCGCTCGACATTCTCATCGCGACGGGTCGACTCAAGCGTTCCCTGACAGCCAGGAGCAGCGATTCCGTCTACGACGTCAGCGCCGACAGACTTGAGTTCGGTTCCCGAGTGCCCTACGCGAAGTACCACCACAGCCTGCGCCCGCGCAAGATGCGCAACGGCAAGCCGATCCTCCCTCGGCGCCGTCCCATCTCCCTCACCGAGAAGCAGAAGGACCAGTACCGCCTCATCTTCCGGCGCTACGTGCTGACTGGACGGAGGGCGTAGTGCCCAGCCAGTTCGGGACCATCATCACGGGCTCGGTCGTCAGTCAGGCCGCAATCCGTACCCTGCAGACCTTCCTGCCGGACTACCTCGGCGAGGTGGCGGTGCAGTCAGGACATGAGCGAAATGCACTCGAGCCGTTCAACTCCTACGTACGCTCGAACGACCTCGAAGCGTTCCCGGAGGATCACCTACCAGCGTGTGTGGTGATGTGCCCAGGCCTGGCCGACAACCCGACGCGCAACGAGAACTACTGGTCCGCGTCCTGGGATCTGTCGGCAGTGGTCATCCTCTCCTCGACGGACCGCGAGGTCACGAAAGAGATGGTCGAGATCTACTGCGCAGCGATGCGCGCCGCGCTCCTACAGCATCCCTCTCTGCCCTACTGGGACGAGGAGACCGAGACGGTCAAGACCGGGCCGGCCGAGTCCGTCGTGTGGATGGACGAGGACTACGGGGAAGCTGACGACCGCGATTCCCGCACCTTCGGTGTTGGGCGGGTTACATTTGAGGTGGGCATTCAGAAGGTTCTCGATACCCAGCTCGGCATCTCTCAGCCGTCCGACGGTCCTGGCGACTTCGACGGCCGCATCATCGAATCAACGCACATCGACGTGCGAAAGGTCAGCCTGTGATCAGGGCCAAGAACTGCAACTCCTACCCGGTAGACACCCCAGAGGGCTCACTTGCCCCCGGTGACGTCGGCGAGTTCGAGGTCGTCCCCATGAACCTGACCGAAGTACCGCAGAAGGCTCCCGCGCTCGGCGCCAAGAGCAAGACCACCAAGCAGGAGTCGTAAGCCCCATGCCGTACCGTCCAGGCACCGCCGTCACCACTCGCACCAGCCCTACTGCGCGCTCTGGTGCATCACTGACGGGCGTATGGTTCGTCGTTGGTGCCGCCGAGCGTGGGCCTCTCGACAAGCCTCAGACCATCCGCAACATGACAGAGTTCGATCGCTACTTCGGGACGCGCATCACTCAGTCGCTCCTCTTCGATTCGCTCGACACCTTCTTCCGTGAGGGCGGGAATACCGCTGTCGTCCAGCGTGTCGCTGGGCCGAGTGCCACGACTGCTGGGCTGACCCTGACCGACGCAAGCGACGGCAACTCGCTACGGGTGGCCGCTCGGGATGCGGGCGCCTGGGGTGGCCAACTCTCCGTAGCGGTGCAAGCGGGCGCAACCTCGGGTCAGTTCGTCATCGTCGTCACCCACGCTGCGCGGGGGGTCGTCGACCGTTCCCCAAGCCTCGCCAGTCAAGCCGATGCCATCGCGTGGGCGAACGACGACGAACGGTGGGTGAAGCTCACCCTCCCGTCTGACGCCTCTTCACTCAACCCCAAGGTCGTCGCGGCAACTGCCCTGACTGGTGGCACTGACGATTACGGAGCAGTCAGCGACACCGTGCGTGCCGCTGGGCTGACGAAGTTCACGACCGACTTCGGTCCCGGTCAGGTGTCAGTGCCAGGATCAACGACACCCAACACTCGCGCCTCGCTCATCGCGCACGCCCGCGCCTTCAATCGGCAGGCCCTTCTCGACGTCGTTGACACCTCATCCGCTTCGGTCCTGGTCAGTGAGGCCCAGGGCCTGCAGGGTGACGAGTACGGTGCGCTCTTCGGGCCGTGGATCACCGTTCCGAACCCACAGCTCGCCGGCGCTGTCCGCGTCGTCCCCCCGTCGGCTCTCGCTGCCGGCCTCTTGGCTCGCTCGGACGCCACCCGATCGCCCAACGAAGCCGCGGCCGGCACCCAGGGTCGCGCCAAGTACGCGCTCGGGCTTACACAAGCCCCGTACACCGATGCAGAGCGCGACAGTCTCAACACAGCCGGGCTCAACCTTCTTCGCGCGTTCGACGGCGTAGTAACGCTGTACGCCAACCGCACTCTCGCTCGGGCGACCGACCCCACCTGGGGGCAGCTCACGAACCAGCGCCTACGGATGGTCATCGTTTCCGACGCGGAGGCCATCGCCGAGTCGTTCCTGTTCCAGCAGATTGACGGCAAGGGCCAGAAGTTGGCTGAGTTCGCTGGCGCACTGACCGGCATGCTCACGCGCCACTACAACGCTCGCGCGCTCTACGGCGACACTCCAGGCGAAGCCTTCTACGTGGACGTCAGCAACTCCGTGAACACGCCGCAGACCATCGAGAACGGTGAGCTGCATGCGGTCATCGGGGTACGCATGAGCCCGACGGCTGAGTACGTGGAAATCCAGATCGTCAAGACGGCGATCAGTCAGAGCTTCTAGGAGACGCCGTGGGAACCCAGCAGAACTACAACGTCACCGTGACCGTCGACGACCGCAACCTCGGCACCTTCTCCATGATGAGCGGGGGCGAGGTCACCGCCGACGTCACGAAAAACTTCCCCGGCGGCATGCAGCCTGAGCGCGCGTATGGCGGTCCGGCAACGACCGGCGACGTCACCGTCACTCGCGTCTTCGAGCGCGATCGTGACGCCCCGGAGCTGTTCCACTGGCTTGTGGGTCGAGTGGGCAAGGGCCAGTGCACCGTGTCCAAGCAGCCGCTCGACCGAGATGGTCTGGCGTTCGTCCGTCCGATCGTTTACCAGGGCATCCTCAAGGGCCTCACGCCAGGCGATGCCAACGCCAACAGTGCCGACGTGGACAACTACGACCTCGTCATGACCCCCCAAGGAACCATCTCTTGAGCGACACCCCCTCCCCCAACGTCACGCTCGACGACACCAAGCCAATCGACCCGACCTCGATCCTCGGGCAGCTCACGCAGCGGCGCCAGGAGATCCAGGACAGCCTCAAGCTCAAGCTACGAGTGCCGCACTGGACCGACCCCGAGATCGTCGTCACGTTCAATCCGTTGCAGGTGGGTCAGTCAGCCAAGATCGTGCAACGCGCTGACAAGCGACGAGGCATCAGCGACATCGACCGCGGGTTCGACGTTGCTTGCGACTCTCTGATCGCAGCGTGCGAATCCGTCGTCGCGCTCATCGACGGGCAGAAGTACTCGTTCGGTTCCGACCCCCAGGGACCACCTACCCGGTTCGACGCCGACATGGCCGCCCGCTTCGGCCTCACGGATGCGTCCGCTCGTTCGGTGCTTCGACACGTCTACGTCAACGACGGTGACATCGTTGAGACGTACATGGCCCTGCAGGACTGGTCCTCACAACGCGGCGAGCAGATCGACGAGGAGTTCCAGGGGGAATAGACGGCCACCCCGTGGTGGAAGCTGCGGCGGTGGCTCTCCTGGCTGGCATCAGCATCGAGCACTACCTGTCCCTGCCGTCCTGGTTGCAGGGCTATTACAACCTTGTTGTCGAGCGGTACCTCAACGTCCGTCGGCAGCAGAAGGAGTCGGAGATCCAGGCGGTCGGGGTCGCGGTCGGCAATGCTGTAGGCAGACTCTTCAAGGCGTAGACGGTGGCAACTGACGACGAAATCAAACTCAAGCTCAGTCTGCGCGGCGCGTCACAGTTCCGTCAGGACGCCACCCGCGTCTCCGAGTCCATCCGCCGCATCGGCCTCTCGGCGCAGCTCGCCGCGCGGCACGTCGAGGCGCTTGGTCGGGCACTGAACCATGCACGGCAAGGGACGATTGGCTACACCAACGCGATGCGTCAGGCTGAGGCAGCCGTCCGTCGCATGGAACTGCGCGTGAACCGTCTGACTGCGGAGCTGCGTCGAGCCCGCGCCGCGCAGAACGGCCTGAACCTCGGCACGCGAAGCTCGTCAAGTTCGCTGAGCATCATGAGTAGCCGAATGTCGGCAGCTATCGGCGTGGCGACCGGCCTGGCTCGAGCCATAGCTGCCGTGACGGCAGTTACAGCGGCTGGAACCGCGGCCTTCGTCACCTATGGGCTCAAGGCCGCAGGCACGATGGAGCAGCGTCAGATCGGATTCAGCACCATCCTCGGGAGTGACCAGGTTGGGACCGAGTTCCTTGGCCAGGTCAACGAGTTCGCGCGCAACACCCCGTTCGACACCCAGCAGGTAGCAGCCCAAGCGCAGTTCCTCATGGGTACGGGCACGAAGAAGGACGACGTGCTTCCCACCCTGGAAGCGATCGGCAACGCCTCCAGTGCCCTCAACCTCGACTCCGACGGGCTCACCAGCATCGTCCTTGCCCTTCAGCAGATGCGTACCAAAGGCACGCTCAGTGCGGAGGAGATCAACACCCAGCTCGCCGAGCGGGGCATTGACGCCTGGAGCTACCTAGCTGACGCCTCTGGTCGCTCGCAAGGCAAGGTCATGAAGGATGCCGAAGCCGGAAGGATCTCGGGTAGCCAAGCCGCAGACGTTGTTCTTCGGGGTCTCGCCAATGACCCGCAGTTCAAGGGCGCGATGGACAAGCAATCCAGAACTTTTCTTGGGCAGCTGTCCAACCTCAAGGACACGATTTGGATTGAGTCGGCAAAGATTTTTCGGCCCCTGACCGACGAGCTGAGCAAGGGCATACCGCTCCTGACCAAGGGCGCGGGCAAAGCGCTCGATTGGGTTGGTCGCAAGATCGGTGACATTGCCCCGCACGTGCGTGAGCTGATCATGGCGTTCGACAAGGGCGGCCTCGATCTGGTTTTCAACCAGCTCGACAACAAGCTGGGCGCAGGCGGGACGCTCGTGCGGCTCTGGGAGAGCGTCAAGTCGGCCCTCCCTGTCTTTCGCAGCTACCTGACAGGAGTGGCGATCCCATTCATGGTGCAGGCACTCCCGCTCGTGTTCGACCTCCTCAGTACGGCGACGGAGATCGCTACCAAGGGCTACTCGTTCCTCAACGACCACGGCAGCTCGATCCTTACAACCTTCAAAATCCTGACAGTCGTTTTGCAAGCGAGCATCGCCTACCTCACCGACCTCTATGGCGTCTACGCCAAGATCGTGAGCCTGCCGAGCAAGATCCTGGGCGGGGCCGGCAGTCTCATAGGCAAGCTGCTCCCCGACGACGGTCCCTACGGGTCGTCCTCACCCATGCCGCAGGCTCGCAACAACACGTTCCCGTTCGGTTCGTCTCTGACTTCTCCGGTGCGACCTCAGGGACCCGGCCTCGCCTTCGGCGGGCATGTGACGCGCCCAGGCACGGTCCAGGTTGGTGAGCGCGGGCGCGAGTGGCTCACGCTCCCCGCTGGGGCCACCGTGCGCCCCCTCGACAACGACACCGTGTCCCCGAGCGGAATGGGTGGCGTTGTCTTCCAGCCTGGTTCCGTCGTCATCAGCGGCGCCGACAGTGCCGACAACCGCAAGCTCGCCAAGCTCGTGGTCAACGGGCTCAAGGCAGAGTTGGCCCGTCGATGACCACCATCACCATGATGCTCTCCAGCGGTCAGCCCGTCGTCGGTCTCCCGCTGGGCGGTGACCCACCTCGCTACTCGGGCGGCTCTGCCACGTGGGACCGAATCAGCCGCCCACGCCGGAAGAGCTTCACCACCTTCACGGGCGAGGAGCCGTGGACGTGCAAGCTCTCGATCATCTTCGACGCCTGGCCCGATGGCGACGTGGAAGAACTGATCCGACTTGTCGAGGACCGGATGCACCGCCCCGAAGACCGCAGTGAGCCCGACCTGCTGAAGCTCGTTGGCCCCGCGATGTCTCACGCCGACCTGGTGTGGGTTCTTGAATCGGTTGATGACTCGGGTGAGTGCCAGCGGCGATCGGACGGACGCCGTAGCCGTCAGGCACTGACCCTGAACTTCCTGGAGTACGTGCCGGCCGAGATCATCGTGCAGCAGAAGTCGCCAGCTGCTGCTGCTGCTGCGCGGGCTGAATCTGCACAGGTCAGCACCGGGACAGGGGCGGCCGTGCCGGGCAAGACGTACACGGCGAAGTCGGGCGACACGCTCTCGCGGATCGCCGCCAGCCAGCTCGGCAACGCCAACCGATGGCAAGAGCTGGCGAACCTGAACGGCATCCGCGACCCACGCACGCTCAAGGTCGGACAGGTGCTCAAACTGCCATGAGCGAAGACCTCAGGAATGTCTTTCTGTCCAGCCTTCAGATTGATGGGTCAGAAGGGCTCAAGGCGGAACTCGCGCCCTTCATTGTTGAAGCATCCCTCAAGCGCACAACCGACGGGGTGTCTAACCTCCTCGTCACCGTGCACGACCCCCACCGAACTCTGCTGCGCTCCAACCTCCTCAACTCGCGCATCACCGCCCAGCTCGACGGACGGTCGTTCGAACTATGCGCCCACCGCAAGAACGACAATGACCTCGAACTGACCTTTGAGGACCTTGCCGTGGCTGAGATGCGCCGCCACGATGAGCCGCGCAAGTTCGCATCCGGCTCGGTCACACGCATCCAGGCAGCGCAGGCCCTCCTTGACGAGATCGGGTGGATCAGGATGGCGGTCGGGGCCAACACTCAGCAGCCGATCCAGGTGGAGCTGGCGCGCGGCAACCTGACCACGGTCCCCAAGGACGCTGAAACAGACACCATTGACCTAGAATACTTTAGCGGTTCTGGAGATACCGCCGATGTGGGCACAGGCGCCCGGATGGAAGTTTCCGACGAGAACCGAGAGGACACCTGGACCGCTATCAAGCGCTGGTTCTCCGAGATCAACTGGAACTGCTACGTCGATGACGGCGTACTCAACGTCGGGCCGATGAGCGCCTACACGGCCGGCGATCCCGCGTTCCGCATCACCGATGGGCTTCCGTCACTGACCTCTTACGTCAACTTCGACTGGGACGTAGGCCAGCCAATGGGCAACGCCGACTACACCACCGCAACCGAACGCTTCGCAGCGGCACCGGGTACCTGTGTCGAGCTATATGACCTCGGCCCTGCCAACGGCAAGTGGTTCATCGCTGAGTCGACGCGTGACCTATTCGAGGCCGAGACGCAGATCGTCCTCCAAGTTCCTATGCCTGAACTTCCCGAGCCGACCTCAAACGAGGAGAAAGCCGAGACAGGGATCGACGATGGCTACTTCGGTCAGATCGCCAAACTTGTTCAGGAGTTCACCGGCGCCGTAACCGGCACGGGGGCGGGTGCCGCTAGCAACGCCACTTGGTCTTGGCCAGTCCACGGCAGTTATAGCATCAGCGATGGTTTTAGCCCTGCTCGCAAGAACCCCGTCTCGGGTATCGTGAAACCGCACACTGGTGTGGATATCGCCGTCGAACTCAATCGGGAAGTTCTGGCGTCCCGTGATGGTGTCGTGTCATTTGTCGGCAACGATGGAGGCTACGGCAATGTCATTCGGATCACCCACACTGATCTGCCCCCAGCGGGACCCTACGCAAATGGGTCGGCACCGCCGGCCAAGCAAAACGAGTCTCGCTATGCCCACCTCAACCGCTACATCGTCCAGCGTGGGGTGGTCGTCAAGAAGGGCCAGGTCATCGGCTATGCCGGGACCACGGGTAACTCGACAGGGGTGCACCTCCACTGGGAGATCCGTCGCGGAACCGGCTCGGGGTCCGTCCCCGTCGATCCGGTGAAGGTCATGGCCGGGACGGAGAAGGTGTGAGGAACCGACCGAACCTCGAAACGATGTTCTCGCCGCTGCCCTCGCCACAACCGCAAAACTGGCAGGTCCCCGCATGCATCGAAGGGGTCATCCACACCGTCGACGAGGATGCGCACCGCGCCTTGTTCGTCGTACCAGACTGGGATGAGACCAAGCTCTTCGGTCCTGCCCGCTACGGCGATGCCTACCAGCCTCCACAGCCGGGCAGCGTGTGCCTGGTCATGTTTGCGGGCAGTGGCCTGGATCGCCCTTGGATCGTGGCCTGGGACGTAAGCTCGTAGGGCAGATGGCAGTCATCCCTCACTTCCGCGTCCCGTTTCAGATCGGTGCTTTTGGCGCCGCAGTTGTCGTGGAACAGAACTCGTTGACAGACATCGGGAAGTGCGTCGAGGCGATAGTCAAGACGCGTGTCGGGCAACGGGCAGAGGTACCTGGCTTCGGTATCCCCGACCTGACGTTCACGACGGACCGCAGCGCTGCTGGGGACGTCATCGCCGCTCAGATCGAAGCGTGGGAGCCTCGGGCAGAGATCGAAGTGACGAGTCGCGTGAGCCCCAGTGACGACAGCCAGCGCAACTTGACGGTGCTCGTCAAGGCTAAGGCCGAGGTCGTGAACTACGGCGTGCTCGATGCGATGGCAACGTCCACTGCGGTGGTGACCCCGACCGACCCAACCACGCCGGTTGATCCCGGTACGCCGGACCCCACCACCCCCGCGACCTGGAGCACCCTGGGCTCGATCACCTGGAACCAGTTGGGCGATGCGACCTGGAACTCGATCTGATGGCCGACGAGTACATCACTATCCCGCTCTCAACCGACCCGGACGATCTGGCCGCATCTGCTCTTGACGATCTTGCCCAGCGCATTGACGGCTTCGTGCCCCAGGAGGGCCACCTCGAAGTCGCCATGATCGAAGTCCTCGCGCGCCTGGTTGCCGAGAACCGCGACGTCGCCTCTCGGGTGCCTGCTGACATCTTCCGCTACGCCGGCCAGTCGCTTCACGGCATCCCCTCTACAGCCGCAGCGTCGGCCCAGGTCAACAGTACGTGGACCGCCTACGACGACCTGGGGCACACCATCCCTGCTGGCACTCTCGTCGGCTACCAACTCGCATCGGATCGGCAAGCCTTCTTTCGCGTCGTCGATCAGGTCACCATCGCACCGGGCAAGACCGCCACCTCTTTGGGGGAAGTGGTGCTGCGTGCTGTCGCGCCCGGTGCGGCCTACAACGGCATCCCTCCGACGGCCATCCAACTGGCCGACGCATTGTCGTTCGTGCGCAGCGTCGTGACTACGGGGACCACCTCTGGCGGTGTCGATGCCGAGACAAGCTCGGCATACCTCGACCGCCTGCGCCAAGAGCTGCGACTGATGACGCCTCGCCCCATCCATCCCCAAGACTTCGCCGTCCTCGCTCGCCGGATCAGCGGTGTCGACCGGGCCGTCGCGATCGACGGCTACAACCCCGTGAACGGCACCTACGACAACGAGCGCATGGTGGCTGTGGCCCTAGCCGACCAGCTCGGTAATCCGGTCCCTGCCTCTGTGTCCGCGGAGGTTGCGGCCTACCTCGAGGACCAGCGCGAGGTGAACTTCGTCGTGCGGACTATCGCCCCGACGTACACGACGGTCGACGTAGACGCCCGCCTCATCGCCCAGGCGGGCTTCGACGTCGACGTTGTTGCAGCATCGGCCAGCGCCGCACTCCGCGCCTACCTCGATCCAGCTACCTGGGACTTCGAGGAGGGGGTCTACCACAACGAGCTTGTGTCGCTCCTTGACCAGGTGCCCGGCGTGAAGCGAGTCGATCAGGTCGTCAAGCGCATCGCGGGCTCATCCCCCGTCGTAGACGTCGTACTCGCGGGTGTCGCACCCCTCGTCAAGGCGGGCTCCATGTCCGTCTCTGTCCAACCTAGCTAGGAGCCCAGATGGGTAAGTCCAACTACTTCGAGAACGAGGTGCTTCGCCTCCGTCTTGGCAAGCCGCTCCAGGGGACATACCCCAGCACGGTTTACCTCGCCCTCTTCACCACCATGCCTGGCGAGGACGGGACCGGAGGGGTGGAGGTAAGCGGCCAGGGGTACGCACGGTTCGCCAACATCGGCAGCAAGTTCCCTGACCCCAGTGGCGCAGGCACTGTGACGAACAACTCCGACATCGCCTTCGGTACTGCTGGATCTTCGTGGGGGAACGTCAAGGGCGTCGGCACCTACACATCTGCAACAGGCGGGCAGCTCACGGGCTCAACAACACTCGCGCAGCCGTTCGACATCGCGTCAGGACAGCCGGTAGTCATCCCGTCGGGTGCGGCCACTTTCGAAGAACAGTAGCCATCCCGGTCCCAGTTGACTCTCACTACGCAATACGTCGAGAACCCCAGGGCTAAGGGCTCTCTTGCCTCCATACCCACGTATGGAGGCAACGCCACCACGCCCAACTTCAAGTTGGAGCAGAAGGCCACAGACGGCCCGAACGGAACCTCGGCGTTCAAGTTCTTCTTCCATGAGGGCCAGAGTGGTGACGCTGGCGCCCGCATCATGTCGGTCACGCTCGACCCTGGCACGTACTACCTGCAGTACCAGTACCAGACAAACGAACTCGTCACGAACGCTCACATCGTCGTCCGAACCGCTGCGTACCAGGTCCTCGCACAGCGCCACTACGGCGCCAGTCGGCCCTGGACCTTCGAGGGTGTCAACGTCACGGTCTCGGAGCGCACCACCGTCGAGGTCATCTTCGGCCTGGGCTCCTACGGGGCGACCTCGACCGGAACGTGCTGGTTTACGAACCTCGCGTTCACGGCGGGCAACGCCACGCCCTACTTCGACGGTGATACCCCTGACATCGCCGCCACGGCCACTGTGCCGGGTAAGACGTACTCATGGCTCGGGACTCCTCACGCCAGTCGTTCGACCTACGACAACAACGTCACGCTCGGTGGGTCAAACGACACTGGCAACACAGGCGGATCGAGCGGCGGCGGAAGCTCGACAACTCCCACCACCCCCGCGGGCTACACGCTTCTCGACTACGACGACTTCACGGAGGGCACCACCCCGAGCGGGCAGCGCTGGACGGTGTACAACAACGGCGACCCAGGCGGCTCGGCTGCCCCGGTCACGGAAGGCTGGCACCTCTGGGCAGATCCCGCGAACACGATCGGGACCATCCGCAGCAACTACAGCGACCAGGCGATCCTCAAGGGCATCGACTACATCGTCGGCACGGCCGGCGCCAAGTGGCTCGGGATCGAGTGGGTGCCGCTTGGCTCGAACGTCACGGCGAATGCCGTGGCTGCAGCGAAGGCTGCCGGTCAGTACAACGTCTTCATCTTCTACAGCATCCTGGGTCGCGACTTCGGAGGAGCAGCCAGCGGTGGCGCGCAGAACAGTGCTCAGTACCTGCAGTGGGTAGACGAGCAGTGCGCTGCCATCGGCGAGCAATACGCGGTCATTGCCCTGGAGCCCGATGCCCTGCCGCAGGTGCTCGGCGAGCTGCGCGGCGGCAAGATCACTCAGGCCGAGTTCGACCAGCGCATGTATCTGCTCAAGGAGTGCGTGAAGCGCATCCGTGCAAAGTGCATCAACGCTCGGATCTACCACGACAACGGTCACAGTCAATGGCTCGGCCCCAGTGACATGGCCTTCGTGCTGTCCAAGGCTGGCGTCGAACTGTGCGATGGCATCAACGAGAACATCTCCAACTTTCGACCCACGGCAGACTGCGAGGTGCACGCCAACGGCACCATCGACATCCTGGAGAGTCAGTACGGCGTGCCGAAGGGCAAGCTTGGCTACATCATCGACACCTCGCGCAACGGTGCACAGAACCCGCCCAACCCGCAGGACTGGCAGAACCCAACGGGCATCGCGCTTGGTGAGCGAAGTCGCTATAGCCCGAACGGATTGGACGGCGTAGCTCGACGCCATGGGCATATCTGGTGCAAGGTGCCCGGTGAGTCAGACGGCCCGTACAACGTCGGGGGCGACGGGATTCCGCCGCCTTCTTCCTTCGGGCCCGAGCCGCCCGCGGGCACGGTGTGGCGGCCCATGGTCGAGCACATCATCAGAAACTCTGTGCTCACAACTCCTGCCGTCTCTGGGGGAACCGCAGCGATCCAGTCTGAGGGGTTCCTCACTATCCTCGGCAGCGGGTCGTTCGTTGGTGGGTTGCGAGCAAACGGCAACGCGCAGAAGTACGGACGCTGGGAGATCAAGGCCAAGCTCGACCGTGGCCCAGGGTACGGCCCAGTCGTCGAACTGAAGAGCGCCAACTACGCCGACGGAGCCATCGGGCTACTTAGTCACCGCGACGGCGGGGCAGACGAGGTGATCTTCTACGTCCGCGATCCGAGCAACAACGTCACAAGCTCTCAGGTCAGCCTTGACCTAACGGTCCCCCACTCCTACGCCGTCGTCTGGACTCCCAGCGCCATCGAGTTCTATGTCGACGGCGGCAAGGCGTGGCAACTGACCGACACCACGAGGCACCCCGTCGGGGCGCTGAACATCGACATGGGTCTCGTGCTGGGTACAGGAACACCCATCGCGTCCCGCACCTCGGCGACACCCCAGCCGTTCAAGTTCTACGTAGACAGCTACGCGGTCTACAAGCCGACGAGCACGTCGACCACCCCGGGCACTACGACCCCAACGGCGCTGCCCGACTGGTACACCGACCTAGCGGGTAACCGCGTCGGGACCATCATCTCCATGGGCTCACTTCCGGGCCGTCGTCTCGCACGCAAGATCTACGACTCCTGCCTGGCCTTCACGTACACGACAGACGGGTGCCAGCCTGGCGAAGCGCGCATCAAGCGACCCGACCAGCTCTCACCGAAGTACAAGCGTCCGAACGGCACGGTCTCCGAAGGCATGGGGTACGCCCTGCGCTCTTTCCCCGTCTGGGGGAACCCAGCCCTTCCCGACGAACTGCGCGACACGACGGCACAGTCCAAGTTCAACGCCTGCTGGCGCTGGGTCAGACGTCACCTCAACGAGCGCGGGCTCTGCCCGTGGACCGTGGACGATTTCGACCGTATCGAGGACAACGGCGGTGCCACTGACGGCGACTGGGACATCTGGCGGGGTCTGCGCCTGGCTCACCTCATCTGGGGCAGCAACGGTGAAATCAACTACGCCGCCGAGGCCGCCAAGATGCTCGCCTCGATCAAGGCCAACGAAGTCACCCCACTCAACCACCCCTTCCCGAACGAGCTGCTGAACGGCGACACCTGGGACAAGAACGACCCGACGCGCTACCCGGACTACCTGCGACCCGCCTACATGCGCGATGCCAAGACGGCCGACAGCGACGTGCGGTGGGACACGATCATCGACGTCAACTACGCGCTCCTCATGGCGCCGTTCGATCGCGTCTACTCGACGGGCATGGTCCCCGACGTCACGAACCGATCGGCAGCCAACACCGGCCAGTCCTACCTCTGGTCCTACAACGCCATCCGGCACCCCATGGGCTTGATCCAAGACGCGCTGCAGTACCCAGCTCAGGCGCCGGAACTCGCCCGACGGATGCCCACCAAGCTCGGACAGTTCGCCAAGAACTACACCGGGGGCGACCCCTCGAAGTTCTTGTCGGAGTGGCAGCTCAACGGCACACCAAACGGGCCATACACGAACCTCGCCTTCGTCTCGGCGGCCGGGGTCGCGTCGTTGCTCGATCCGAACCTCAGCAATTTCGCCTCGGCCTGCCTGCAGTGGATGTACGACCACCGCGATACGGACAGGACGTACTTCGGCACGACCCTGGCCATGGTCTCCTCGATCACGATGGCCGGGCTCGACCTTCGCTACACCGACGCGCCGCCACCAGCGGCCAACACCGTCGCACTGTCCTTCCGTGACACGGGTGTGGCCACGGAGGCGGCTTCACTGCGGCTTGAGCGCTCGCTCTCGTTCACCGACACGGGTACCTCAGTCGATCGCGCAGCGCTTCGCGTCGAGGCTCGGTTGGGCTTCACCGACATCGGTACCGGCATCGAGCGGGCATCGCTGTCGGTCGACGGTGCTCCGCACATCGTCCAGCTCGGCTTCCGCGACACGGGTGCCGCCGAGGAACAGGTCAGCATCGGGGCCGCCCCGGTGCGCCTGGCCTTCTACGACCTCGGTCAGTCCAACGAGACGGCGTTCCTTTCGGACCTCGCGACCCCCGTCACGCGGCCTGTGGTCGGCCCCGTCGCAGAGGAGGCATACGCCGGCCTCGGCCCGTACACGGAGGGGGACGAGGCCACCGGCTGGCACCTGCTCCACTTCATCGCCGCATTGACGAAGGGCATCCAGGAGACCGACGACCTGATCCGTGACTCGGACATCCCTGGATGGGCAGCGATGCTCGATGCGGACCGCACGCCCGTTGGCGCTATCGACTGGCTCGGCCAGTTCGTGGGTGTCGACCCCGCTCCCGGCGCGATCAACGAGGAAGGGCGCCGGCTCCGACTCAAGGAGGCCTCTGGGTTCAAGCGCGGCACCCCGAACGCCATCCGCGGGGCTGCTCGTCAGTCGCTCACCGGGCGCAAGCGTGTGCAGCTCTTCGAGCGTGACGGCTCGGCCTACCGCCTGCGCGTCGTGGTCTTCGCGTCCGAGACCCCTGACGTCGATCTGACTCGCAAGCTGGTCATGGCAGCAAAGCCGGCGGGTATTTACCTACAATTCGTGGTGGCGGCCGGAATGTCTTACGACGACCTCAAGGCCACCGGGTTGAAGTACAACCAGCTCATCAATCGCTTCCCGACGTACGACGCGATGAGGGCCGCTCTACCAGCAGGTGACGCGTAGTGGGCAAGACAGCAGTCTTCGGATTCGAGTGGCCTGAGGGCGAAGAGTCAAACGACGTCGAGGGGCACCTCAAGCGACTCTGCCAGCAGTTCGAGGCCAAGCTATTGAGCGTCCAGGCGGAAGCGGACTCCACCTTCCTCTGGGGGGTGATCTACCCCCAGTTCTTCGGGCCGCTCCCCCAGCGGTGTCTCCCCGTCGAAGGTGGCCAGTACTCGCAATCCGCCTACCCGCGCCTTGCCGGCCTCCTCGGGGTGACGAGCGGGACGTTCACCTTGCCGGACATGCGGGGCTACATGCCCCGAGGCCTGACTGCCGGTGGTTCGCTTGGTGCGGAGCTCGGCGCCGATTCGGTGACTCTGTCGCAGGCGCAGCTAGCGCCGCACAGCCACAGCTACACGCCCATTCCGCACAACCACGCCATCCCCGACCCAGGCCACAAGCACCTGATGGACGGCGACGGAGGCAACCGCTTCCTCGTGACAGTCGAAGGCACTAGCACCCACCGACTGGTCATCGCATCGTCGGGGGGCCAGCAGGTGGGGTTCTCGGACATCGACTACGCGTACACGGGCATCCCCGGCACTCAAGTCGAGAGCGCGGGCGCCCTCATCGGCAGCACTGGGTCGGGCGCCCCGGTACCCACCATTCCGAAGAGTCGGGCGGTCCGCTGGATCACTCGGGCGCTCTGATGTCCCTGGAGACCGACGGCCTCGTCGTGGCCTTCCAGTCGTCAGGCCTGCCAGGCGTCCCGACCGAGATCAACAAACCCGGCGCCCATGGCAAGACCTCGAACCACTACCGGCTCGCGACCAAGGGGGTGCCGCGCAGCTTCGCGCGGTGCTACGACCACTCCACCGGCGGGCTCGGCACAGCGATCGACTTCGGCTTCATGGTCGGCCAGCGGGACAGCCCTGGCTTGCTTGCCATCTTCCAGTGGTGGTGGGAGCGAAGGAAGGTCTTCAAGCTCACTGAGCTGATCTACTCCGGCCCCGGCGTCACGCACTGGGTGTCTGGGGGTCAGGTCAAAGCCCGATCCGCAATGGGCAAGGACCTCGCGTCAGCACACCACAACCACGTTCATGTTGCCGTCGCCCGAGGGACCATCCTCGCCGCCTGGCCAACAGCGCAGGCGCCCACTCTCGCTTCTGCACCACCACCGTCCAAGGAGGACACAGATATGTCCCGAGCCGTCGCACAAATCACTTGGTCCAACGGTGGTCACACCCAGGTCTTCGCCAATGGCGTGGTCTTCCCCAATGGCCCGATCGCCCAGCCGCTCCCCTTCTTCGGAGACATGGGGAACCTGCCGGCTGAACGCAAGCGCTCGTTCGCAGAGGCCGTGGACATCGTGCCCGTCGATATCAACGACCCGCAGCGCGGATACACCGTCATTGCCCAAGACCGCAGCGCGTACACCTTCGACGCGAACGAGTACGCACGCATCCTCTCTGGCAAGTGGCCAGCCTCGTAGTCTTTAGCAATCCCTCCCCCGCCTGACCTGGAAACCATGAGTGCTGTTCGCATCCCTTCTTGCCCAGACGCCGATAGCTACGGACGTCCTGAGCCCATTCCAAGCGTTCATCGTTTCTCTGGGCGGCTTCGGACTCACGTTCATGCTGATGCTCTTCGGAGTCCTGGTTCCGAAGACGCGCCACGACGAAGTGAAGAAGGAACGCGACGACTACAAGCAGCTCTACGAGGTCGAGCGCCAAAGCAAAGCGCTACTCGAGAAGTCCGTCGAGACGCTGGTCGAACAAGTGAAGACCTCGAACCATCTATTGCAGGAAATCAAGGACCGGCCGCCGAGGAACAGGTCATGAGCCGCTGCTGGATGTTTTGGAAGCGGAACGCGGACGTCAATCCCGACGCACTCGACAGAGCAAAGATGGAAACAGCCGAGTCAAAGAACCGGGCAGAAGCTCTGTCATCCGAAGCCCATGAGACAGCGAGCGTGAACCGAGAGCTTCGCCAGTCGAACGGTTTTGTCGAAGCCATCTACAAAATGTGGTTCCCTCCGGAGGACTCACGCTGATGTTCCTCCAGCTCTATTACGCTGCGATGACCGCGGGCGGTCTCACGATGGCGATAACCATGGCCCGATTTCTGCAGCTCTTCACGCCGCCCGTTCGCGGCTGGTGGATTCTCGCAACCTCGCAGCGCCTTCTCACCGGATCGCTCATGGCACAGGGCGTACGAATCTTCGTCATCTACGGCTTCAGACTGCTCGGCTACGAGCTGGCTCTCTTCGACCGTATTCTCAGTGGTGCCTTGACTCTCGTCTCGGTTGTCTCGTGCGTCTTCTTCCTCAAGGGCTACCTGAAGTACCGCGAGTTCGGACCCGGCGCCGGGCGTGCCAACAAGCGAGAGCGCGTCGAGGGCGGCGCTTGATGTACTACTCGATCGACGCAAGCCGCACTTCCTATCTTCGACTGGAAGCGACTCAGCATCTTTCCCCGTAATGAAGATCTCGCCCGACAGGGCAGGGAGCTACGCGACCGACTGGCCCGCGAGCAGCAAAACCAGGATTAGCGATGGACACCATCATTCATTTAGATACAACGGCGGTCAGCATGGTCGCTGGCCTCCTCATTCCCCTCCTCACCGGAGTGGTCACGAAGCTGGACTCAAGTAGCGCGGTGAAGTCCGTATCGACGGCAGTTCTGGCCGTCATCGTCGGGACCGTCAACGCCTTGCTCACGAGCCCTGACGCAGGTCTGTCGGTCGTACCCACGGTCTACGCGATCGTCCTCGCGGCGGTCTCAGCGTGGGCCTCCTACGCCGGCCTGTGGCGCCCCTCGGGGGTCGCTGGCGCGGTCCAGGGGGCCACCGCCGACTTCGGCGTAGGGTCCGCGAAGTAACTACTTTCTGTCACCGCCTTTGGCCGCGTCAGCGGTCAGGGGTTGGTAGCAGTTAACTGCGGACACCCAGGGAGAACAGCGGACACTACCGCGCGTGTAAGCATTGCGGCGCAGCCGCAATGCGTCTTGTGCGATGCTCTCCCGCTCTGCCTCCACCCCCTTGCCTGGGGGGCTAACGTCTGGTCTTCTGCTCACCAGTAGTGACCAACTCAGACCTCAGGTGGTGATCCCCTTGGCTACTCGTTCCGCAAAG